GCAAGTAAATTAAATGAATTCACTAAAGCAGATTACAAACCAACAGGAGGTACAGCTTTAAATAAAGCAATTTACAATACAGTCGAAAAATTAAAGACAACAATCGAGAAGAAGGGTGGAGAAAGTAGTGTTTTTGTTACTATATTAACTGATGGTGAAAATAACGACTACACTGTATCTGCGGACACAGTAAAAAAGGTTGTTGAAGAACAACAAAAACAAGGATGGGTTTTTTCATTTATAGGTTGTTCGCAAGATACAATAGAACAAGCAGCTAGCTTGGGGATACATAAGGGATATACTGTAACAATGGATGCTTCTAACATGGCTGATACAAGAGCAAAGTTTAAGTCTATGTCAGTTGCAAGATCTTATTATAGCTCTGTTGATTTAAGTAGTTCAGAAACTTTAAATTTTGCAACATTAGATTCTTTATCAGACGAGGTTAAGAACGACTTATTAGCAGGTAATACATTTACCACTAATGTTACGTCTACTAATGTCACGTCTACTATTGATCCTACAATCACAACAGATCTTAATTCAAAGAAAGACTAAATGATTTATATTTCAATTGATATTGAAGCAACCTCAATTTATCCAGAGAGAGGGCAGATTGTAGAGTTTGCAGCAATTATAGAAGATACGAAAAAGAAATTACCTTTTGAAGAAATTCCAAAGTTCACTAAAATAATAAAAAGCGATTCTTATAAGTGTGATATTTTTCCAATACAAATGCACAAAAGAATTTGGGATAAATTAAACTTAGTTAATTCAATGACTAAGGAAGAACAAAGGGAAAATAACGTGATTGAAGTAAGTGAATTGGCTGAAGCTTTTTTCTTTTTCTTACATGAAAATGGATTAGGAGATAAAAAGTACATTAAAATAAATGTTGCGGGTAAAAATGTTGCTGGATTTGATTTAAAGTGGATTAACCACCATGTACCACGTTGGGGAGAGTTTATTCAAGTAAGGCAAAGGGTATTGGATCCAGCAATTTTATATTGGGAACCTTTGTTAGATGAAGAATTACCAAATTTAGAGAAGTGTAAAGAAAAAGCTGGTATAGAAAATATAGCAGTTTCTCATGATGCTTTAGAGGATGCATGGGATGTAATACAAGTTTTAAGAACTAAATATTAATGGCAATTAACAAAAATATTGTTCAAGTATTAATTGAACAGCAAATAGGTAAAAAAGTTATTATAAATAACGTCTTGCAAGATTTAATTGAACCTGCTAAATACGTTATTTTAACAGAAGAGAAAGAAGAGTACGAGTTTGATTCTCGCACTGGAAAGGTTGTTTCTCATACTAAAATTGGACCACCACCTCCGCCACAACAGCAACCTACTGTAGTAGCAAAACCTTCTGTTTCGGTTTTTAATTCACACGTAGATGAATTAGATGAAGATGATGAGGAGGAAATAAGAAGATTTTTAGAAGAGGAAAATAATATTTTACTCAACACAAGTAAAGAAGTAGAGGAGGTTAAAGAAGAAGTTAAACAACCCCCAATTAAAAAGAAAAGAAAAAAGAGATCTAAAAACGGAACTGGTCCTTTAAACAAAAAGCACCAAGTAGATGCTATTGTAAACTCTAAAAAAATAAAAGAGGTTATTGAAACATTAATTGGATTTCCAATTGGGGGCTACATGGTACAACCTAAAACACCAGGTCCTTATAGAGCAATAAGTGTAGTAAATACTAATGGTACTCAATACATAGTTAAGTTCTACTTTGAATCAAAAATTAAAGAATAAAAAACATATGACAAAAATTAAAAACGATAAATTATTAATAAGTTCAGACTTCTACTCTGTTCAAGGTGAAGGAAAGAGTACCGGTGTACCTTCTTACTTTGTAAGATTAGGAATGTGTAATTTAAATTGTGGAATGTCTCAACTATTCACCAATAAACTAATGAAAGAAAAAACATTAGCTGATGGTGAAATTTTTAAGGGAGATTTAGAGTTAGAAGGTAAAGCAACATGGACTTGCGACTCAACATCACAGTGGCTGTGGAGAGGAGTTGATAGAGATTTCCAATATTTAATTGATAGATGGAAAGAGCAAGGATTGTACGAAGATATTGTATCTGGTTTAATTCATGTTATTTGGACTGGTGGTGAACCAACAATTAAACAACATCAGGAAGCAATTTTAAATTTTTTTAGGTATTGGTATTCTGTTGATGAAAATGCAAAGAGTTTAATTCCTGATTTAGCACAAAGAGGCTATTGGCCTGCTGCATACAGTGAAATAGAGACAAATGGAACAGTAGTAATTGATAAACCTTTCTTTGAAATGCTAAACCAAATAAATTGCTCTCCTAAACTATCAAACTCTGGGATGACTGAAAAGAAAAGAATTATCCCTGAAGCTATTAAAAGAATCATGGAACATCCTAACTACCAATTCAAGTTCGTTATTTCAACAGAAGAAGATGTAAAAGAAATTTTTAAAGATTTTATAGAACCATTTAACATTCCTTTGAAAAACGTTGTTTGTATGCCAGGTTTAGATTCACAAGAAAACTTTCATGAAAGAACTAGATTTGTGTTAGAGATGGCCAAGAAATATAAATTTATCGGAATGACAAGACTTCACATCTCCGCTTGGGATCGCACTCTCGATGTTTAATAACCTTTTCATGGAATAAAACTTTGAATTGCCTATTTAGTATTAAACGGGTAATGAAAGGTAAAAGAAAAGATCCAAGTAAAGAGTATATTTGTACTAATTGTGCAGTTAGTTTTGTAAGTATAACTGTAAAAAGTCATACAAGTAAATTTTGTAGTGAACATTGTAAATATGCTTACGGATTTAAAGATGAGACTTGTCCAAGTTGTAACAAAGATATTAAGGTTAGAAAAAATAAGATTAGAGTAAATTATTTTTGCAGTAAACCTTGTTATTTTAAACATAAAAGTGTTCATGCTGATAAATATAATACTAAGGAATTAATATTAATTGGTAGAAAGTTTTCAAACTCTCCAGAGGCAATTAGTAAAATGAAAACAACAAAAATTAAGAATGGTACTATGATTGATTGGAAGGATGCTAATTGGAAGCAATTTTGGCGAAAATGTAATGCTCTAATTAGAAAAATGAAACCTTTTTTATTAGAGCATTGGGACGGTTTAGATTACATTGATGGTGAGTATATAAAAAACAATCTTTCTCTATCTTTTAAAGATAAAAATTATCCAACTTTAGACCATATTAAACCGAAAATTTTGTATTATAAAGAAGGAAAGACGCCAGTTGAGGCATGTTGCTTAGCTAATTTAGCATGGACTAAAAGATCAAATAATAGTAAAAAAGGTATTAAGTGGGACAAGACATTAGACGTATAAAATAATAAATAAATGAAAATAGAACAATTTTTAAGAAAAATAGCAGAAGAGAATCAAGAGCTATGGATTAGAGGGATGAAAAATAGTGATGGAACAAAAGACATCTATTCCGGTATATTACCAGCAGCTGCTTTAAATGAAGAACAGCTTAAAGAATTATGTATTTGTGACGAGTTTAGTAATGTAAAAGAGTTTGGGATTTGGAAATATCCAAACGATGGAGAGCTTGAAAGTAAAATTTACGAAATCCCAAATTATAGAACAGGGGATTTTAAATTTACTAGTGAGAAAATTAATCTTTATTGTTTTATGTTTTCACCTATAGAAGAAGTTGATGCAACTGGTTTTAATTATAGAAAAGTTCACGTACGATTAAATAAATAAATAAATAAATAAATAAATAAATAATAAATGAATACACAACAATTTTTAGAAAAAATACAAACTGAACAACCTGGTTTAATTAACCATGATGTTTTAAAGTGCATGGACTTAACAGCAGAACAAGTAAAAGAACTATGCTTATGTGAAGAGTTTAGAGGAGTAAAAGAAATTTACATATTACAATCCCCTTTCTTTGAATTAGAAGAAGATAATAAAACTCCTAAAAAAACTAGTGATAGTGGTCGCCCTTTATTTGTATTTACAAGTGCTAGAAGAGAACTTAAAACTATTAATTATGATTTAGCAAATCCAATAGAAAGAGAAACAAGCCCAGTAGAAATGAAAACTCTTTCGTTAGAAGTGCTTACCCCTATAGATGGAAATTCTCACAGGACACTAAGTTATCAATTACCTAACAGTAAGACAACAGAAACAAGGTTTAATGGTGATAGACTTTATTTATATACCTTGGCATTTACACCCTTAAAGGTTGATGAAGAGGCAATAAAAGAAAAAGAAGGAGAAGTAGGAATATTATTATATCCACTTATATTATATCCACTTAACTTTAAAACTAATACTTTTGTACCAATCGTAAAATTAGAAGTTAAATTTACTAAGGAAACCCTAACTGATTTAGGGGTTGATTTTATATTAGGCCAAATTAAAGAGGTTTTGGAAAAGGGTGAAGTAACAGCTCCTACATATAAAGATGTGGTGATGAGAGGTTTAATGTTTAATAAATAAAATGTCATTACAAAGTTTTATAAAAGATTCTTTATCATTAAGTAGGGAAGTTAGAGAACAAGAGATAAGTAAGTATGGAAAAGACAAATGTCCTGATTGTAATAGGGAACGTAAATATTGGATAAGAACAGTTCCTTTTAATACATTAGAGTGTATTTGTGGAAAAAAGTTTTATAATGAATAAAAGATAAAATGAAAGTAAAAATAAAAAATACTATCATTGATAGTGAATCGGAACCAATTTTGTTAATTTTTAAAGATGATAGAGATTTACAACAAACTATTAAGAATTTGCAAAATATGTTACCTAAAGAAGGTGTTGAAAGAAAATACTGTATCTTCCCAGATAAAATGAGCAAGGAAGAAATTACCAACTTTATGAAAGTGCAGTAGTCTAAATTTTCTGAGTATGGAGCTATTTATATACAAAAAGAATGTTTGTATATTTGACAATATGTAAGATTAACAATAAGAAGTACATCGGAAAGTACGAAGGTAATGAAAAAGATAATTATTGTAGTGGGAAATTATTAAAAAGAGCTATTGCTAAATACGGTATTGAACATTTTGAAAGGATTATATTAGAGAGGTATAGTTTTAAGGAAGAATGTAGAGAAGGAGAAAAGAAATGGATAAAACTCTTTAACGCCGTAGAATCTAAAGAGTTTTACAATATAGCTAGCGGAGGTGAAGGAGGAAATAGTTTCGCAGGGATTCAGGGAGAAGCAAGGGTTCTTTTAATAGCAAAATTAAAAAAAAGAAAGCGAGGGCAAGTAAAAAAAGATATAACTTCTTACTGGAATGTTAAAGAGAAAAAAATTGTAAAAGCGACAAGAGAAGAGTTCATGTTAAATAAATTATTAATAGGTAATAATTGTAAAGGTTTGTATATCACACCAGCAGGAATTTTTTGCTCTAGACTCACAGCATCAAAACAAAATAATAATTTAGACATGACATCTCTTGCAAAAAGATGTAAAAATAATAAAACTATTGTAACAAAAGCACACATTGCTACTGATAAAGGATTAGCCTTTGATGATCTCGAAAAAAACTTCTCAGATTTAGGATACGGTTTTATTTCTAAAGAAAATATAACTGAAGAATTTTTAATAAATAACATTATAATTAAATAAGATGCAAATAATACACAGAAAAGGGAGCTTCGACTCAGGTCACAGAGTCATGAATGAAAAGTTTAAATGCTTTCAGTTACATGGACATACTTACTTATACACTTTAAACTTTTCATTTGAGGAAAGTGAATCAATTGGTTACGCGTTAGATTTTAAAGAAATTAAAAGAACTTATATGCAATGGATTGATGATATTTTAGATCATGGAATGATTTTAAATCCTTGTGATGAAAAACCTATTGCACTAGTACGAGAAATGGGATCTAAACTTTGGCTAATGTCTTTAAATGGAGAAGGTATATACTGCAATCCGTCAGTAGAAAATATTGCCAAAGAAGTTTACCTTGCAATGGAAATTTTAACTCTCAGTTATCCGCTTTTAAAACTGCACTCAGTTGAAATAAATGAGACACCAAACTGCGGTACAATATGTACAGAAAGTTCAATTAAAGAGGAAGAACGTAAAAACTTTAGAACAGCTCGAGAATCAGCTATTTTAGAATATATGAAAAATAAAGGGGTTCTCGTTTATGATGACAGAGTTGATAGCTCAAAAGCATTTAATATAGAAAATTAATGAAGAATACTAACAGCCATAAACCAGTCCATATTGATAAGACTCACGCAGATGATGACTTTGAAATGGAGCCAAAATCAAAAAATTTTGCCAAAGATGGCAGATTTTTTATTTACGGTGAAATAGACGATCATTTTTCTAGAGATATAATTGTTCCTTTTATAGAAGAAGTACATAAAAGAAAGGTTGATAAAAGTATAAATCCAATTGAAATTTATATTAATTCTTACGGAGGTTTGGTACATGAGGCTTTAGATTTAGCATCTCATATTGAGATGGCAAAAAAAGATTTAGTTCAAATTCACATTTACATTTTAGCTAATGCAATGTCAGCGGCAACGCTAATTGCAGTGGTAGGAACAAAAAGATTCATATCTAAAAGAACACAATTTATGATTCATTATTCTAGAGGATTTGAATATTCTCATAATCCAGAAATGGCTAAAAATAATTATGATGCAAATGTGTTTCAACAAAAAGCTATTGTCGGGTTATACACTGAGTATACTAAAATAAAGGAAAAGGATGTTGAAAGAAAAATGGCAACAGATAATTATTTCATTAGCGGGCAAGAATTAATTAGATTAGGTTTCGCAGACCTAATCGTATAGTGTAAGTTGATTTTAATAAAAAGTTGCCCATAAGGCAAATGGTTAATAAATTACAACCAAATTTAAGTATTAAATAATTAATTAAATAAAACAGCTATGGCTAAATCAAACACACCAACAAGCTCTTTAGAGCTATCTTCAATCTCTAGAAAATTAAGAGTAGGAGAAATTAGTATTATTGCAGAACGTGCAGGATATTCTCCTTCACACGTTTCTAATGTTTTAGCGAACAGAAGAAATAACGACAAGATCGTTGCAATGGCAAAGAAAATGACTGCAAGACGTAAGTAATTTTTGATGCAAATCTAACAATAGAAACCTAGGCATAAAAACCTAGGTTTTTTTGTTTAATCACTAAAATAATAGACAAATTAATTAATAAATATGAGTGTAGAAATAGATAAAATAGGTACTAGACATCACACTATCATTGGGGTAGACATAGATGGTGTTTTAAGAGACTATGTTAAAGGTTATAATGAAGAATTTGTTAAATGTTTCCCACAATACAAAACAGTAGTTTGTGAAGCAGAACATTGGGATTGGTTTAAGGATTATCCTTGGAAAGAAATTAGAGATCTTACTATTACAGATATTGAGTATACTCCAGAAGAATATGCTTTAAAATGGAGCTTTGACTCACAACATACAACAAGTATGTTACAAAATGCACCGTGTTATAATGATGTAATGACGAGTTTTAATAAACTTTTAGTTCCTTATTGCAAAAGTAAAGGATTAGAGTTAAAACTAATTACTAAACAACCTAGTTATAGAGCTAGAAAAGCAACAATTGAATGGTTATTAAAGCACTCAATTGATTTGCCACAAATTGTTTTTGTTAATGAGTGGAAAGAAAAATGGGAATGTTGTGATTTGTTAGTTGATGATTCACCTCTTGTATTAGACATAAAGCCAGAAGATAAGATCAGTGTTAAAGTTTCACATAGATATAATACTGAAACAGAAGCAGATTTTACAGTAAAATCTTTTGCTGAAGCAGTTGATGTTATAATTAGATGTAGTGATACTTTTAAATAAACTTACTGATAATAGGAAGTAACCAATAAAGATACATCTCTAATTCAAATCTGTTTATTAAAGCAATTTTAGTTAATAATGTCATCAATTGGTCCTTTAGTTTCGTCTATTTCAACAAAGAAATAGGATAAAAATTTCATTGCTACTGTTAAACAACTTGTTAAGAAAATCCCCCATGCTTGAGCTTTATCTGATATAGGTGCTTGCATAATTACACCTTGAATTAACGGTGTAATTGCTAACAAAGCATTCCCTAATCTATGCCAAAACTTTGGTGTATCTTTTCTTAAAGATGAACGTTTTAATATAAATTTTGTTTGAGCCATTAAAATATAATTTACAAATTTAAATAGTAAAAAAAATAAAAAAACATGAAAATTCAAAAACCATTAATTAGTCACGAGATACCTGTTGCGTTATTCGACCAACACTTTCTTATTAACGATTATCCTTATTTATTAACTCATCTATTACATAAAGAATCAAAACATTATGATGGTAGTTATGCTGTCTTTTACAAAGAAATTGTAAGAGAATATGAATATTCAATATTAGACAATAGTGCTTTTGAATTAGGAGATAGTGTAATCTCTAGTATGTTGTATGAAACAGGGGAGGAATATAAACCTTCTCATTTAATTCTTCCCGACAAATTACATGATATGCAAGAAACAATGAATAGATGTGACTCTTACATAAAAGAATATGGTGACAAATCTACCCCAAAGTTTATTGGTGTTCTACAAGGTAATACAATGGACGAACTTTATCAATTATACGAACATTATTTAAATGAACCTAAAATTGATGTAGTAGCTATTCCATATGATATCTTTAAAGGGGAAGATAAGTTACACAGAGTCAATGTTGTAGAAGATTTAATTTTACATTTTTATGGAGATCCAAGATTTAAGAAACTACATTTATTAGGTTGTGCAACTCCACAAGAGTTTTCTTATTACCAAAAAGAAAATCACAAATTTATAAAGTCAATTGATACTTCAGCACCAATTATGTATGGTTATGAAGGAGTAAAATTTTCAAACGATAATTTAGTTCCTTTAAGCTTAACTAAACCTTCTAAAAAATTAGCAGAAAACTTACATATGACTCTTTCTACAAAAGAACAAAAAGTAATAGGAGATAATGTAAGGTTATTTAGAAGCTTTGCATTTAATATTAGCTTAATTTAATAATTTAAAACAAAAACAAATAAAACAATAAAATGAACATTAAAGATTACAACCAACAAGCATTACAAACAAGAATTTACCCAAATGTAGGAAACAATTATGCATATTGTTTATTTGGATTAGTAGGAGAGTCTGGTGAGTTATTAGAAAAGAGTTTTTCTGAAACAGAAGAGTTTAATTTACAAGATGTAATTAAAGAGTTAGGAGATAACACATGGTATGTAGTTGGTTTGGCAGACGAGCTTAAATTATCAGAAAGATTTTTAAATTCAAGCTTTAACGCAAATAAGTCAGCAGAGGATTTAGAAAAGATGCAAGCTGATTATCATGTATCTTTAGTTAGATTACCAATCTTAATTGGTACAATTGGTGAGATTGTTAAAAAAGCAATTAGAGATAATAATGGGGTTATTCCTGAAGCTAAATTAGAAGTAATTTATAATGTATTAGTAGAATACTGGAATCAATTAATCTTAATTAGTAATATATTAGGATATAAGATTGAAGAAGTTTGTCAAATTAATATTGATAAATTAACTAAAAGAGCTGTAGAAGGAAAAATTTCTGGTTCAGGAGACAATCGCTAAATGGCAGAAATAGAAAATTACCTTTCAAAGTCAGGAATTCCTACTTGTAAGTTTATTAATATAACCCCCGAAGAGCAAAACTTTAAAGAAGGTGCAGTCGTATTATGTTCTTACAAACCAGAGATTAGATGTACATTCGTTAAATATAACGATTTAGCTAGGTCTGAATGTGTATTAGTTGATGAGACTAAAGGATTTAGATTTATAACAGAGACATTTAATGTTATATTAGATATGAATGAATTAGCAAAAGATCAAAAGAGAGCTAAAAGAATATCTAGGGAAATTGAAAAACAAGAACAAGAAGAAAATAAAAAAGAAACACAAATTTAAATAAAATGGAAAAAACACAAGAAAAACCAAAACCGACTCTAGAAAGATTAAACGAAATATTGTTTACTAACGTTAATGAACTAGAATTGCTTACAGAACAGATAAATAAGAAACTTTATCTGATTGAACCAGCCCATTCAGGCAGTACGGGTGAAGATGTAAAGAAGGAAACTAAATCAACAAATGATGAAGGAACTGTTGTTAATACTTTTAGAACATCTTTAGGAAGACTAACAAGAGTTCGTGAAAACTTAGAAGCAAGTCTTGCTCACTTAAATCAAATTGTTTAAATTATAAAACAAATTAAATAAACAAATGGAAAATAAAAGCAAAGACCCAGGTGGAGCATTAGAGAGGTTAAATACGGATTTAAAACGTACTATTCTTCTGCTAGAAGAACAAATGATTGTACTAAACGAGAAATTGCAAAAAGTTCATAGATTTAACGAGAAAGAGTGTGTTGTAAGTAGTAATGAAGGTGAGGTTGAAGCTTCTAGTGCACTTGTTGTTTTAGAAGATTCTGTGCATAGGTTACAAAAAGTTAGCGACCGAGTAGGAGGATATATTCGTCATCTAAACGAAATAATTTAAAACAAAGATGCCCCTGAAGTTGGCTAGTAAGAAAAAAATATCTAATTTTAGGTCATAATTAAAAATAAGAGCATATTTAAAAGAGTATAATAAAGTTTAAAACGACGCAAGTTATGAAAAAGTTTAATAAGTATTTTGGTAAAAATTTTAATAGAGGGTATAGAAATATATCACTACCAGATATTATATTGTTTTAAGTAACAAGAAATTTAAAACGACGCAATAATAAGAACCTGGTAGAACTAAACACTACCAGGTTTTTTATTTTAACAATATTCAGTAAAACAAAACAACATTTAAAAAGATTAAAGAAATAATGAAAAAGAAGTCACGAAAACGTATAATGCGCTTGTAGCTTAATTGATTAAAGTACTAAACTCTTAATTTAGGTTATATAGGTTTGAATCCTATCAGGCGCACCATTAAAAGATATAGAAATTTTATTATCTATATCTTTTTTTTATTTAATAAGTTGACTATTTAATAGAAAACAACTTATAAAATAAATAAATAAATAAAATGAATACAACAAAACAATTAATAGAACAGTTAGAGAAACTAACTAATAAAAAAGTAATTCTAAAAGAAAATAGAACAATAGGCGTTGATGAGGTCGTCAAACAAATACTTGATTTAGCTTATGGCCTAAATTCAATGGGTGAGTTCGAAGTAAAGGGAGAGAAGATTTCAATTATGGCGATGGATGGTGGTCCATCCGCAGTAGTTAATATTTCTGAATTAAAAAGAGAAGTAGCAAAGCTCACGCCTGAACAAATAAAAGGTATTATGCAAAATAATTATGGGGATTATTTTGATAAAATGATGGAAAAAGCAGTAATAACTTCTTTAGATGATTATATGTAATCTTTAAACAAAGTTTACCTAAAAGGTTGCGCAATGAAAAAAAATATCTAATTTTAGGGTATAATTATAAATAAGAGACTATTTGTAATAACATTGCGGGGTAGAGAAGGGGCCCATCTCGCTAGACTCATTATCTAGAAATCGCTGGTTCGAATCCAGCCCGCCGCAACAGGAGTAAAACAAAGTTGCCCTAAAGGTTGGTAATTGAAAAGTTATTCGTAATTTTAGGTCATAATTAAAAACAAAGTTAAAATGAACACATTAGTAATCATATCTAGAGTAGTCGATTGTATAGATGCAATTGCTATTGAAGCAGAGGAAGCAGAGGAAGCTTCAGGACGGGTATTGGTTTGAATGTAGAAGTTTAAAACTAAAAAAAATTGAAACCCGTTAGATATAAAAGTTTAACGGGTTTTTTGTTCTTTAATATTATTGGTAGTTAAAATTAAAATTATGCTCCGTTCGTCTAGCGGCAAGGACAACATTAGTTCGATTTTTGTTGGGAATACACTATTTATATTAAAATAAAATATAAATGCAAAAAGAGTGTAAGTATTGTAAAAAGGAAATTGAGTATGCAAAAATTCAACAATATGGAGGTCATGTTAGTAATTGTTTAGATAATCCAAATCGCTTTAAGAAAGCGGAGGGTTTAAAACTCTTATACAAAGGTAGGGTTCCTGTACATACTCCTAAAAAACATGAGTATACATTAAACTGTAAGAAATGTAATAAGGAATATAAATTAAACCTAACGGAGTTTAAGTATAAGAATGAAAGGTATACAAAACATTGTTCTAGAGCATGTGCAAATTCTCATATAAGAACAGAGGAGAGTAAAAAGAAAGCAAGTGAAAGTGCAAAGAATAGTGAAAGAAAGAAAATAGCAACAAAAAGAATGGTTGTGCGTATTTATGGAAATTGTATTATTTGTGAGTCATTGTTTGAAAAGAGACCTTCAGGGCGTAGGAAGACTTGTTCTAAAAAGTGTAGTAGTCTTTTAAGAAGCCAGACTTCAATGAATAGAAATAATAATGTTGGCGGCTATAGAAAAGGAAGTGGTAGAGGTAAGGGAGGATGGTATAAGGGATATTATTGTGATAGTAGTTATGAGTTAGCTTATGTTATTTATAATACAGATCATAATATAAAGTTTGCAAGAAATAAGCAAGGGTTTGATTACGAGTTTGAAAACAAAACTTACAAATATTATCCAGATTTTATTTTGTCAGATGATTCTTATATAGAAATTAAAGGATTTAAAACAAAACAGTTCATTGAAAAACAAAAAGCAGTTCCAAAGTTAAAAGTCCTTTATAAGGATGATTTAAAAGAAATTTTTGATTATGTTGTTAAAAAGTATGGTGGTGATTTTATTAGATTATACGAAGGAAACCCACACCATAAATTAAATAATACGTGTAAAGGTTGTGGCGCTTTATGTAAAGAGAAAAATGTTTATTGTAGTAGAAGTTGCTCAGGGAAGGGAAACAGTAAATATAATAAAGTTAAAGAGTAATGCTCCTATCGAATAAAGGTAGTTCGTCGGGTTTTCATCCCGGAAAAGACGGGTCAGTACCGTCTAGGAGTACAAAGTAAAATTGGAATCGGCGCATAACGGCTGGTGTACTTGACTGTCACTCAAGTGTGGATTTATCCCAACAGAGGGTTCGACTCCCTTCGGTTCCGCAAAATGTTTCTAACTGATTCATTAAAAATTAGTTAAATTAGTTAAATTGGAAGTATCGTATAAGGGTATTACGCTGGTCTGTCACATCAGTAATCGGAGATCGTTTCTCCGTATTTCCGCAAAGCAATGTTCTGCAGGAGGTTGCACTTTTTGAAAAGAAAGTTTTCTACTGCACGTATGGGCCAGAAGTCAAAGGCAGACCGACTGTTTTGCATACAGTTTCGTTAGAGGGTTCGATTCCCCCTGTGTCCACAAAAAGTAAAAGAGTATAAATTAAAATTAAGAAAGTGAGGTAAAAATGATTAAAAAATTAAGGATTAAATTAGATTGGCATTTTAAAAGAAAAGCTGTTGCTTACAAACGTAAATTAGAAACTAAAGAAGGATTGAAAAGCAAAACTCTTTCAAGAAGTGAAAAGAGTTTAGTAACAGATGTTGATCATTTATTTATTTAAAAATGTTAGAAGGAATTAATATTAAAGAAATTGTAGGTAACAACAATGTTGCAGAGTTTTCTCACGCTATCGCTGGAGTATTGTACTATTCAGTAAATAAACACAGGTAAAAGTATTTATATGTTTCAAGTGGACATGAATGATAGAGAAGATGTAGGTACAGCAACGTTTGAAAGTAAAATCAAAGCAATAACATTAATGCGTTATATTAATAAGGCGTTGAAAAACAATTCATTAATAAAAATTAAATAATGAAGAGTCCAATAACAGGTAAAGAAATGGTTTTGAAAACAGAATTTAGACTTACCAGTAAAGAAGGCAAGATGAAAGTTAAATTATTTAAGTTTTATAAGTGTGAAGAAAGTGGCGAGCAATTTACCACAACCGAGTTAGATGAATTAAATTTGAAAATTAAATAAAGTATAATGCCCTTTAGCTTAGTGGGAGAGCGTCGGTATTACAAACCGAAATTGAAACAGTTCGATTCTGTTAAGGGCAACTAAAATAAGGTCGTGTGGGTGAGTGGTTGAAACCAACAGTCTGCAAAACTGTAATCCTTTGTTGGATCGCGAGTTCAAATCTCGCCTCGACCTCTGAGTAAATTAAAGGACAATTGGCCGAGAGAATAGGCGCATGCTTGCAACCCATGTTACAGAAGTTAAATTCTTCTATTGTCCTTTAGTTTAAATATATGCGCGTATAGTAGATGGGTTAGTACATTTGTCTGATAAGCAGAAGAACCAAGTTCGAGTCTTGGTATGCGCACTTAATTCCCTCGTATGGTAGATGGGTTAGCACAAATGTCTTATAAGCATTTAAACCAGGTTCAAGTCCTGGTACGAGGACTAACATTTTAATTTTATGGTAGAGAATAAAAGTACTTACGAAAAAATGCTTGAAGAATTTCACGCACAAGGAAATGTAAAATCTTTATCAGGGGAAGAACATATAGAGCTTTCACAAGAATTAAATGTTGGAATGTCTCTATTTCTGCTTAACCAAAAGAGACAACAAGCCAAAGCTCAAAAAGAATTAGCCAATTTTATTATAAACAATTAAGTAATATGAAAAAACAATTTGATATGCATTGAGGTCTTCTAAACAAAGGACTTAAATGTAATGAGCAAAAATAGAAATAGAGCTAAATTAAACAAAGCAGAGAACAATTCAAACTATAGAAAGATTTGGATTAATTATGAATATCCTATTTATTATGATGAAGGTTGGAATACTTATCGACCTAAAGGAATGTTTAAGTGGAAAAGAAAACAACTTTACCCACATCAAGTAAGAAAGTACAAAACATGGAAGCATAATAGAAAAACACAATGGAAATGAAATTAAGTAATTACTTTAGATTAAGAAGAACTTTAGATAAAGCAATTAAAGATTCTGAATATTGTAAAGTAAACCCTGATAAGAGAAGAATCATCCCAATTGATGGAGAAGCGTTTTTTAAAAACTTAAGAAAATCTTGGGAAAAAGAGACGTTTCCTAAAATTAGATTTACAGGAACAAAGAGAGAAAGAAAGATAAAGAGAGAACAATATAAACTCTCGCACCCACATGAAAAAATAATTACCTATTACGAATTCATATATGATGAATAAATTCATTAGCATTGGAGATTTACATGGAAGAGCACATTGGAAAAGCATTGTTAATAAAAACAATGACCCAAATACTAAATTTATCTTTATTGGTGATTATGTAGATTCATTTGAAATATTAAATGACCCTATGATAAATAATTTATTAGATATTATTGCTTTTAAAAAAGCTAATCCTGATAATGTCATCTTATTATGGGGAAATCATGATTTAGAATATTTATATTACCCAAGGAATAGAGATATTGGAGGGTTTAGACCTGAAATTGCTTCTCAATTAAATTGGATTTTCAAAGACAATCAAGATCTTTTTCAAGTAGCTTATCAATATGAGAATTATCTTTGGACTCACGCTGGGATTTCTACAAAATGGTATAATTGGGTTGATGAGGTTATAAATGATCCTAAATATAAAGAAGATACCTTGGCAGAAATTTTAAATAACATTCAATATTCTGCTGATGCCCCTTGTTTACATCATATTGGAAAGAAAAGAACAAAATGGGGTGGTGGAATTGGTTATGGTGGAGTTACTTGGGCAGATATAGATGAAACTAGAGAAGGGATAATTCCGGGCTTTCATCAAATTGTAGGTCACAAACCAATTGATGAAATTGTAACTTATAATAAAATAATGGGTAAAACTTATACTGATAGGTCTATTACTTATATTGATGTATTTAAAGATGAAATTGATTTAGATAATTTAGATAAGTATTATCACGAACTTAGCCTACCTTAGTAATCATTCGAAGGTAAAATCTCAAAGATTGCTAAAGGATATTTAGTAGTTAATTCCTTGTGTGTTTTAAAATGCTCATAAGTTGTATGAGTAACTGGATCTTTTATTTGACCTTTTGTAGGACAACAAGTCCATAATAAAGTCTCCCAAGAATGCTCTAAAAATTTTTCTTCTTTGATTATATCTAATCGAGCATATTTAATTTTTCCGTTCTTAATACAATAAGCTGTCTTTGATTGATATTGAGGAGCATTAAAGAAAGCAACCCAATAGCCTTCTTCAGGTAATCTTTTAAGTTGTGTAGGGGTAAATTCTTTAGACATAGTTAACCTTTTAACTCTTTAATACGATTAATAATATCGTGTCTTCTATACCCAGGTTTCATAGGGTGTTCAATATGCTTTTGTAACTCTTCAATTACTTTAAACCTAGCATAGTCTTCCATAGCCTTTTCAACGTCTTTTGTTGGGCCATTAAAGTTTTTATTTAAAAATTCAGTTGGTGTCATATTAAAAAAATACTAAATAAGCTACAAGTCCTAAAAACAATAAAAAAAGAATTGGGGAAAGATCTGTTTTTCCATAATGAGCACTAATCACAACTTCAAGTTGTTCTTCTTCCTCTAAAGAAGCTAAAACCTTCTCAGTTTTTTCTTTCTCTAACCTCTCAATTTTATCACAAAGGTTTTTATACCCCTGAGATTGAGTGGTAAAGTCGGAAAGTAATTCAAATTCGAACTTTAACTCTTTAAGAATTTCTAATTCTGTTTTTTTCATTTTTTTAAATTTTCAATTTAGTAGTCATCTTGCATATTTAGTTGTCGTTTTGCAATGATTGTATCTTGTATTTCATCAGCCTTTAAACCTAAAGAAACACTTTCACCATAACAAGAACAAGTTGGATTTTTTTGTTCGTTAATTCCGAAGGAAATAAAGCCTGCGGAAATTGGATTGAATTTTTTAAACTCAGAGTGTTGAAGTAACTCCGGGAAAACAATTATAACTTTGTCTTCAGTGATAACATATTTTTGTTTCATCCACATATTGCTTATTGTTTTACGTTAACAGAAATTTCAAATACTTCTAACTTTTCTTTAATAACCATGTCGCGAATTTGTTTCGCAATTGCTTCATGGTTATAACTAGCAAATACTTTAATTAAGAACTTTGCCTTACCAAGGTTTTTAGAATTGGAATCTGGGCTAAAATAAGACCTGTTGTTTCCTTTCATAGGTCTTACTCTATTATCTTTTTTTGAAACATAGAATCCGCTTGTATCTGGCATGGCTTATTTGTTTAAAATTATTAATTTGTGGTAAGGACAGGACTCGAACCTGTGACCAAACCCTGTTACAGGTCTGCTCTAACCAGCTGAGCTACCGAACCAACCTTTATTTAAGCTACAGTGTAACCTTTTTTAGTAAGGATACCGTTAGCAGCTTTTAAAATACCACTTTTGTTTTTCACATTAATTGTGATTTGCTCACCTGACTTTTCAGCTACTAAGGCAATAACTTGTTTTGCACTTAAACCAGCTAAAGAAACGGACTCAACCTTAACTTCCTTTTTAGCCTTTGCAACTTTTTGCTTTTTTCCAAAAACTGAAATATAAAGGTTCAAAAAGTAAAGGTAAGAAATTGTTGTGTTGAATTGAGTTTCAAATTGCTCATGAGCTTCTTTAACATTAATTGCTGCAGTTAAGGAGTTTAAAAAACCTTTTACTTTAGCAGCTTTACGCTCCACCGTACCATGTAATACAAAGTTACGATAAAAATACACTGGCGAATACTTTACTCCTGGATGAGCTTGATCAAATTCGAATTGAGCATGTTTTGCATTCTCAAAAGTTACTCCTGGCCTTGTAACAAAGGCTTTAATTAGGTGCTTTGCTGCGTTTGGATTGATTGTTTTCATATAAATGATTGTTTTTATAATTTCTATACCTAAAGATACGGCACTTTTGTATGGGAAACAAATTTATTTTTAAGAAAATATGTAACTCATTGATTCTCAACAAGATAAATTTCACGGAAATATCTTGATAATTGTGGTGAAATAAAAAATAGTTGTAAAAACAGAAACCTGCCCCATATTTAAGAGTATAAACTTAACAAAACACAGAAAATGGCATTTTTAACACAAAACGCATTGCGTTTATTAAATTGGTTAAACATTTACCAAATAACTCCAACACAATACGATTATAATTTAACTTATAAGTATCGTGCAACAAGAAGAAGGGGTATTTTTAAAACTTCTTTAGAAGAGTTATTGTCTTACGGTTATTAATTAATAACCAAAATGAAAAAGGAAAAGAAACTTATAAAAGAAGGTTCTGGGCCTGAGTGGGTACAATCTAGGTATGAGTTAATTTTAAATTTAATTAGAGCAGAGTCTCGTCGATTAAATGACGATGACTGTTTTGCTTTACATGAAAAATTGAAAAACTTTTTTAATAAAGGAATTTAATGCAAAATTTTTATGCAGTAGTTAGAACAATAGTAGAAAAGTCTAAAGGTAATAAATATATTTTAGAGTCTTTAGAGTCTTATATTAAGAAGAGACCGGTTTTAGTTTCTTTAATGGAGGAGTATTCTACTTTATACAACAACTCTCTGTCTAAAAAACCTGTAAAGTTTCTTTTATCAGAAAACACTGCGAACAAAATTAATAAAGAAGTAACTTCGTTGTTAGAATACTTTAACATTAACGAGGTTATAGAAGATGATTTTGAAAAACAATTAAACGAAATGTTAAAGGTTTCTGAACCAAAAAAGTTCACAAAGAAACAGATCTTAGAAAAAACAAGTAAAAATTTAAAAGAGTTAAATCATTTAGAAAAGAAAATTCTTTTAAGTTATAGTTCAAAGCCCAAAGAGTTATCTGAAAGCTTTATAAGATTAAAAAATATTTATAAAGAAGTAAATAACGAATATTATAATACTTTATTATTAGAGTGTGAAGATACTTTAACTTCCTTATTAAAAGAAAATAAATTAAAAGAAGCAGCTTTAAAATTAACTTTATTGAAAGAGGGGTTAAATGACTTTGTTATCAATATTGACTCTCCAAACCTAGAAAGTCCAATAAGTAATTTTAAAGGATTTGTTTACAATAAAGAAAATCCAACAAGTATAAGTATTAGTTTTAATTTAGAGTTAAAGCAACAAAGTAACTCGTTTGAAGAAGTACAGGGGAAGTTAATTAAGTTTAAGGAAATTAATAAACAATCAACACTTGCTAAGGAATTACAGCTTAGAAATAGTGAAGTGTTTTATAGGAGTAAATCAACAATTCAAGAAGAACCAGTTTTAGAACCAAACAGTTCTTTGAGGGCAGAAGTAGTTATTGATTTTGCTTTACAGGCAAATGTAGATAAGTCTAAGTTAACTGGTGATTTGTTTAAACAAATTGAAAAGCAAACAGTGGGTTTAGTTAATAAAATATATAAAGACATTTAAAAATGAAAAAAATAAAAGAACGTGAGTTTTTGGATGAAGCCTTTTTAAATGGTAGAAAAATTAATAAATCAAAAATGCTACCTTTATTAGAGGTAGAGGGTGGAGCTTCACAATTAGAAAAATTAAAAAGAAATAGAGACATCCCGGTATTCATAACTGGAATACTACAAACAGGAGATGAGGTAAATAGAAATAACAGAATCTATCCTTTTGAATATTTAAAAAGAGAATTTATTCGTTATATGGATGAATTTGTATCAACAGGGTTATCTTATATGGAACTAGACCATCCAGAATCTAGTACAGTTCCTAGTTTAGACAGAGCTTGTGCTACTATTGATGATATTTGGTTTAAAGGAAAACAAGTATGGGGAAGAGTAAGAGTATTAAATGCTTATATGCCCGACTCTGCATTAGGATTAAAAGTGAGAGGTTTTATTTTAAACGGTAAGTCAGTAGGTACTTCATCAAGAGCATTAGGTTCAGTAGAAGAAGACTTTCACGGACACGATGTTGTATTAGACGATTTAGAATTTGTATGTTCTGATGTTGTTAGTAATGCATCGAATTTTGGATCTGAAGTATTTAATTTAACAGAAAATAAACAAGGTTTATTTTTACCAAATAGTAATAAAAAAATACTAACAGAAAGCACTTGTTTTAACGGTATATGTGGCTTAGATAAGAAAGTGGTTAAAGATTTAACTCTACAAAGATTAACTGAATCTGAGAAGGCAATGTTAAGTGTATTAGGGGTAGAAAAGTTTTTAAGAAACAAAGCAAAGTATTTAAAAAACTAACCAAATTTGAATTAAAGTTATTATCTTTAGCCAACTTTAATTCATTATGAAACTCAATTCAAAGCCGCAAAGTGCTAACATATTAGTATTGAACAGTGATTATTTACCTTTAAACATTTGTAATCTTAAAAGAGGTTATAAATTGTTATTTAAGGGTAAGGCAGAAATTATATCTATTGATGAAAACAACCCAATACTATCTGGTGGTAATAAGGTTTATGATAGACCTTCAGTCATACGTATTTTAAAATACGTAACAGTACCATATAAAAAAATTCCAATCACAAGATATAATGTCTTTAAAAGAGATGGGTATAAATGTGCTTACTGTTTTTCTACAAAAGAATTAACATTAGACCATATCTATCCAAGATCAAGAGGTGGAAAGAATTCGTGGGATAACTTAATCACTTGTTGTTCTCCTTGTAATGCTTTAAAGAACGACAGAACACCGGAAGAAGCTAATATGGAGTTGAAAATTAAACCTTTTACTCCAGGGCATTTGTTCTTCTTAATTTCCGGAAATATTAGAGAGGACTGGAAACAATTTGTTTTTTTAAATAAAGATTAAAGTGGCAAATACTATAAATAAAATACTGGCCTTTTTAATTAGAGAGAAAAAAAAGGAAACGACTGTAGAACAAGTTAAAGAGCCTATAAAGGAGTCTATAAAACAAACCTATGTCATGTGCATCAACACTGACAATGTTACTTTAGAAGAGGGTACTGTTTATCTTGTTATAGGTGTTGTACCTATTACTATTCTTCAAGGAGAGTCTTTTTATGAATTAGAATGTGCTGAAAAAGGATTGTTATCTGGATTGTGGGACCCTGTTCGATTTGTAGTTGTAACTAACGATATAGACAAAAAAAGTTATCACACAAGAAAGTTTATGCAATCTTTTAAAAATATCTAAATTTTCCTTTTTGTTATTTTAACCTTTCTTATTCTTTTTTTCTTAAAGACCCTAACTCCTAAGGGTCTTTTTTTATTTCTTCTTTTTCCGGCTTCTTTCAAAACGTTATAACTCCTGTTCTTAAAAACGACTGAGTTAGGTACGTTTGCTAGTAAGAGACTATTCATATAAAATTGTTCTCTAAGAAATAGTTCTTTTTTTGTAGCTGTGGGCAATAATTTTTCTAATATTCTAAACTCAAACTCTTTTAACTCCCCTTTATTATAAGCTCGTTGTAACTTATAAGAATGGTGATTTCCTTTTTCTAACATTTCTAAATGTTGCTTTTTTCTTTTTAAAAAGTTTGAAGTAGAACCAATATAACTTTTGCCGTTCACCAAATTATAAATCATGTAAATACATTTCATTTTTGTTACTATTTAATATTACATAAATAGCTAAATGAAAAGTAAGAAAGTATTATTGTTATTAGAAGCCGTAATTGATCAAGTAAAGCCAAAAGATCATATGCAAATTAGAACAGAGGAAAGAGTTGAACAGTTAAAAGATATCTCTTTCCCGGAAATAACTGCAACTGAAATAGATGGAGTTCCTTTACAAGAAATTAAAAAAGCTGTAATAGAAAATATTAAACAAACTGTATTACAGAATATTAAAACTTTAAAAACATTAACTTCCAGTTTAAACCCAAACGGGTATTATACTTGTAATGTGGGAAAGGTATCGTTTAAATTAGACGGAAAGAAAACGCCAGGAACTTTAATTGTTGATTTTTTTAATCAAGGTATGCAATATGTTGCAATAGTTAATCAAAGAAAATTAACTACTGTCATTTTGTATGGAGAAAACTATACGCCTGTAGATAATTTAAAACACCTTGAAAGACTTTTAAAGAAGAAATTATTACCAACTGACCAAGAAACAATTAATCTTCCTGGAGATACTAATTTAATTAATATAAACCTTAATAGTATCGTAAATATTATTAAAGCTAACAAAGGTGAAGGGTTTAAAGCAGAGGAAGTAACAAAAGACAATCTTCCTTACAAGATAAGAACTGATTATAGAAAAGATAGTCAATTCGTGTCAGAAAAGTTTGGTACAGGTAAGACAATAAATACATCATCAGGAGTAAAAGGAGACCCAGGATTAGCTGGTAAATTAGATTGGGTTGATGTAGATTTTGGTAAACAATATTTATCTAATGGCAAATTAACTTCAATAAGAAGAATCCCAAATGTATATACGACTAGGTATTTCGAAAACAAAATGAATTTAAATTAAAACGAAATACTTCATACCTATTTATAAACAAAAAATATAAACACTTAAACATAAAATACAATGCCATCAAGTTTGTTCAGTTCTATGCCTAATCAATTTGAACCATTCAGAAAAGATTTGTGGACTTTAGAGTTCCCTATTCAAATGAATATACCAACTCAATTTCAGGTTAGTGCAGCTAGACCTAAAGTTAACCACAACATTATTAAAGTACAATATAAGAATTTAGAAACTAAATTTAAAGGTAAGACATCTGTTGAAAATATTACAATTGAATTTAGAGATGCTATTGGAGCTTCAGTTTATCAAAAACTATGGCAATGGTCAAGAGAACACACTGACTTTGCAACAGGTAAAGGTGGATATGCCGCAGCTTATAAAAAAGATTTAATTCTTTATATGGAATCACCAGATGGTTTACCGATGCAAAAATGGGTATTATACGGTTGTGTGATTGAATCTTTAGATAGTGGTGAGTTAAATATGACTGAAGATTCAATTGCTGGAGTAAAGATGATAATAGCATATGACGTACCAGATTTAGAATACGCTTAATAAATTTGTTAATATGTATATTTGCAAAGATTGCAAGCAAGAATTTCAAGATAAGACTACTTTCTTAAAACATAATTGGTTCTGGCATAAAAAGAAATACTCAGCTACATTGGTTGAGTATTTTTATAATGGGGAAACACCATTATGCAAATGTGGTTGTGGGACAGAAATGATTTATAGATCTAAGATAGGTGATTTTAATGAATATGTTAGAGGTCATATTTCTAGGATTAAAAATAATTTCCAAACAGAGAAATCAATTAACAATTCAAAGAAGACAATAAAAAAACTTAATACTGAAGGTAAGTGGGGAAAGAACATATCTCCAGAAAAACTTGAAATGTTAAGAGATAAAATGATTGGAAATAAAAATCCAATGTTTGGTAAAACTCATACAGATGAAGTTAAAGAGTTATTGTCAGAACAAAAGAAAAAACTTTATTTAAATAACGAAGAATATAGATTAGCACATAATCAACGAAGTCAGGAATATTGGAGTAAAGAAGAAAATCGTATTGCACAAAGTCACAGAAAGACTGAATCACTAATTAGAGATAATAAATTTCATCCTTCCAAATTGGAATATAAATTCGCTAAACTGCTTGAAGAGTTAGGGTTTAAGTTTTATCATCAATTTAGGATCCGAGATGCCAAAATGAATGGTGTATTTGATTTTAAAATTAAAAATACTAAAATTTTAATTGAGGTAGATGGAGACTTTTGGCATAGTAATCCTAAGTTTTATAAAGAGCCTACATACGATAACCAAAGAAAAAATGTTGAGAATGATAAGAGAAAAGCATTTTTAGCAGAATCTCAAAACTACAAATTAGTTAGATTTTGGGAAGATGATATAAACAACAATATTGAGGTTGTGACTTCACAACTGGAAGAGTTAAAAACGTTTATAAATGATTCCAATTAAACAAACAATTACGGAGCATGATCCAGAAAAAGGTATTTTTGGAAACTGTTTACAAGCTTGTGTTGCTTCTTTATTTGAACTGTCAATTGAAGAAGTTCCACATTTTGCTTTATTTCCAAAAGAGATATGGGTGGCTGAGTTTATTAATTTTATTGAAAGTAAAGGATACTTTTATGAAGGTTGGGCACCAATAAGAGAAATAGATAATCCTAAGGTAAACGAAGGAGTACATGGTTATTTGATTGTTTCAGGTATTTCTCCGAGAGGATTTCGTCATGCAGTAATTTATAAAGATAAAGAACTAGTTCATGATCCAAGCCCATTTAATGGAGGATTAATAGAGGAATTAGGATTTTATTTAATCAAAAAGCCTATTTAAAATTAATAAAAAACTGATATTGTACAATTAATGACAGATTCATTATACACACCAGAAGAAGTAAAACAAATGTTGTGGCAAATCTTTAAAGATTCTGCTATTGATATAAAGTTCAAAGGTCAATTAGAGGGGTATTATTTATTTAATGTAATTCCTGATTTAATTCACGGTTGGGGTCCAGTAAATAAAGCCACAGAGGAAATATCAAATAATAATCTATTTGATATAACTGAAAGACAAGATACAACTTTTGATATTTGGTTTGAAGGTAGTGCAAATGGAATGCAATCTAATTATTTAGACAATAAGGAACACTTAACAGAAAAAAAACAATTAACAGAATCACAATCAATGATTAAAGACTTAGATCAAGAAAGACCAACTAGAATGGCAAGGCCTGATATAATAGGCATGACTAAAAGCGCAACTGCGTATTGGAGAAATCTTTATATACAAGATGAAGCGGAAGACATTTTACAAGATAAGTACGGTAAAGAGAGAGGAACGAGAGTGTTTCAAGGTTTAATTGATTCATATCGTGGAGGATCTTTTTATCAAGCTGTTACACAAGTTGTAATGGAAAAGTATAAAATGTATCAAGAGTTAGGAATAAGACCTACAAATGATTATTTTGATAGATCTTATTTTTCTTTATGGAAAGAATGGATGGCTTTAAAGAATAAAAAATTTAGTCATTTATTACCATCAAACAAAACAGTAGCACCAGTTACTACTCCTAAAACTCAACCAGTAGTTCAACAAGCTCCAGTAAGTAAGCAACAAACCTTTAAACCAGCATCAACAAATAGTAAAGTTAATATTGGAAGAGATTATGATGCTAAAGATGAAATGAGAATTAGAGACATAATAAGTAAAGCAGCAGGATCTAAATCAAAGATTATTCAATTATCAACTATGATGGCTAATAAGATTACTGATAAAGATAAAGCTTTAAGAAGAGCAAGAGCTGCTGAAGAAGATAATTATCATGAAATAGCTAATATCTTTTACAAAAGATATATCGCTTTAAAGTAAATAAAAAAACATATAAATATATAAGGAGAAAGGAATATAAACTTTTCTCCTTTTTTATTTTTCAAAACCTATTTAAAGGTAACAACTTATTTAAAAAATAACATAAAATGGCAAATAAAGCAAATAAAATAAACAAACAACGTATTGATGAGACATTCGATTCATTAAGATATGTTGATAAAATGTTTAACAAAGCAGGAGGTATCTTAACTGAGTCAAAGAAGCCAATGTCTTTAGAAGAAAAATTAAAAAGAAGTATTCTTAAAGAAGCTGAGGGAGAAGAAACTCAAGAGATTAATATTGATTTTGTTGACTCACAAGGAGAAGAAACAGAGTTTAATTTTGAATTAGAAGACGGACAAATTGTTGATCTTGATACTGATTTTGATTTAGATGAAGTTGGTTCTGAAACTGGAGAAGAAACAGAAGAGGAAGAATCAGAGGAAGGTGAATCAGAGGAATTTAATTTTGATGATTTAGGTTCTGAAGAAGAAATGGAATCAGAAGAAACTGAGGAAGAAGCTGGCATGGAAATGGAAACAGGAACTGAAGAAGGTGAAGAAGAAGAATTGAACGAATACAACGAATTACATCCAAGTGGTGAGTTTGGAGGTATACAATCTTCTTTAAACCCAGATAGTGAAATGTCAGAAGAAGAATTAGATGAAGCGGTTAAAAAAACTCTTCCGCACAGAGCTGCATATGCAACAAGAAATGCAACTCGTGGTGATAAATATGTTTTAACACTTTTTGGAGTTCATACTAGTGATGAATATGATAATGAAGAAGGAATAACTTTTGCAAAAAGTCTTGAAGAAGCTGCTAATAAAATAGACTTGCTCTATCCAAGAGAACAGTATGAAACAGTAAACAATATGATGTATTGTGAACTAGATGAGCATTATGAATATCTTTTCCTTTGCAAAGAAACAGACATAGATCAAGCACACAGTGAGTGGTTGAAGTTAAGTGGTTGGGGTCTAGATGATGAGGATGAAGAATTAGAAGAAGCAGTTAATAACCTGATGATGGAAGCTGACGAGTTAGAAGACACTAATCCATTAGAATCTACAGAGGATTTAGGTGGTGAGGATATGGGTTCAGAAGATTTAGGAGCTGAGACAGGAGAACTTGACGTAAATGCGGAAGAAGGAATGGACATGGGAGGAGAGGATTTAGGTGAAGAAGGAATGGATATGGGAGAAGATTTAGGTGGTTCAGAAGATATGGCAGGTGGAATAGGATCAGGTCCAAGTATGGGAGGTTCAGATATGGACATGGGTGGAGGAGAAGATTTAACTGGAGCAGGTTTAGAAGCTTCTACTTCAATTTCATCACCACAAGATATTGACCAATTAATTAATTCAATTGTTGATGATCAAACATTAACAGAAAATAAAGAATTAAGAGCTTTAGGTTATCAAGACTTAAAAGACAAAGACTTAATTGGAAATAAAGTTAAAATGGAATCAGTAAAGAGTAAAAACATTAAAGCTTTAACTGAAGCAATTGAAAAGAGAACTGGTAAGAAAGTTGTTTTCAAAGAAAACGATGAAACTATTGGTAATGGATTCAAAGCATCAACTAAATTGGTTGACAAATTTGGAAAGCCAGGTTCAGTAGAAGGTTCATCTGCTACACAAGAAAAACCTAATCATGCTGCAAAAGCTAAGGTGGTTAAATCAGTAGGTGGATTTACTTTAATGGACTTAGGAGAGGAAGATATTAAAAGTTCTACTCCAGCGCCAGCATCATCAGTTAAAAAAGTAAATGCAGATGGTGATTTTAAAGTTTCTAAATTAAAAGAAGAGTCAGTTATAAAAAACAAAGCTCTTTTAAACTTAGCTGATAAGTATGTAACATTAAGCGAGTCACATGATAAATTAATGTTAGAAAATTACAAGTTAAAGAAAGCTAATTCATTATTAACTGTATTACCTGAATTAAACGAAACAACTAAGTTACAAATTATAAAGAAATTTGATTCTTGCAAAACATTAAAAGAAGCTAAGGATCTTTATATATCAGTAACTGGAATGTTAAAAGAACACAAAGGTATTTCTAGCTCAGTAAGAAATTTAAATGAGGCAGTTATAAAGAGAGGTTCTAACGTTAAGTATTTAGCTGAGTCATTAGCAGGACCTTCTGTAAATGGTATAACAGATGAATTGTCTAATCCTAACGCAGAAGCACAAAGAAGAATTGATTTACTATCAGGCTTTGGAAGTGAAGATGATTATGGACACGGACATAGAGCTTACTAAAGTAAATAAATAAGTGAATACAAATATAGATAAGCGAGATTCTAAAAAAGTCTCGCTTATTTTTCTAAATAAAAATAAAAAATAACAACAAAAGTAAAGTTTTTGAAAAAACAACACTATTTAAAAATAAACAAACAAAAACAATTAACAATCAGAAATGAAAAATTTAATTTCAAATACACAACAAAGACCAGAACTAGGTAGATTGATGGAGCGTTCAGAGGCTTCAAAAAGATCTATGATAGTTGAGGCTTGGAAGGGTTCTGGTTACTTAAGAGGTCTTAAAGGACGTGACTTAGGTAATATGGCCATCTTAGCTGAATCACAAAAACGTCAAATCTTACGTGAAAATAACACGACAGCGGATATGGCAGTATTCGATACTATCGCAATCCCGATGATTAGACGTCAAAACGCATTAATGGTTACACCGAATTTAATTTCAGTACAACCATTATCTTATCCAAATGGAATTGCATTCTATTTAGATTACAAAGTATCTTCTACTAAAGAGCCTTTAACAGAAAACTACAGAGGAGCATCTTCTTTAGCTGGTAACTCTTTCGAATCTGGATCAGGTTATGACCGTCACTACAACAACCAAGGATATGACAATACTAAAGGTAAAGTTATTTTCAGAGGTTGGAATCCAAACACATCATCTTTCAACAACACAGGTCGTTCTGGTATTGATGATACAGCTAACGCAGCAGTATTTACAAAGAATGGTGTAGATTTAGGAACAGGTGTTGGTGTAATGTCAGTAGCAGTTATAGATTTCGATTTAACAACTGTAGGTGGTATTACAATGGATCAAGTAGCTTCATTAGAAGTATTTGATGCAGCAGGAGCTTTAGTAATGGGAAGAGATTTCTTCGTACAAAGAACAATTCAAAACTATTCAGAAGATATTTTATCTACTGGTAGAGTGGGTGGTGGTAACACTACATCAGACGCAGGTCCAGCAAATACAGGAAATGGTATTATCGGTCCAGGTCAACCAAACAAGTTTTTACGTTTAAGAATCGTTCCAACAACTGATAATTTAGGTACAGTAGCTTTACGTTTAGGTTACAAACAATACTTAAATTTAGAATTAAATCCAGCGTTCTCTTCAGAATTAAAGATGGAGATTAAATCAGTTCCAATTGAGACAAGAATTCACAAAATGAAGACAGCTTGGACAGTTGAATTAGCACAAGATTTAATGGCATACCATGCTATTGATGCTGAAGCTGAATTAACACAGTTATTAGCTGAGGAAGTAGCTGCAGAGAAAGATAGATTAATCATGCGTGAGTTAATCACTTTAGCTGGACACTTTGAAGTATGGGAGGCAGATTTTGCTAACGCAATTGATCCAAATCCAGCAAACACAGTGTTTAGAGGTTTAGAAGGTGATTATAACCAATCATTAATGTACTCAATGCATAGAATTAATGGTAAAATCCAAAAATCTACTAAGAAAGGTGGAGCTAATTGGATCGTTATTTCAGCAGAAGGTGCAGCTAAATTAAACAATTTAGATTCTTACAAACCATTTGATCAAAATGATGAAGGAACTAAATTTGCAGCAGGTGTAGAAAGAATTGGTACATTAAACCAAAAATGGACTATCTATGTAGATCCAAACTTACCAGCTGAGATTTGTTTAATGGGAAGAAAAGGAACATCATTCTTCGATACAGGATACGTTTACTGTCCTTACATTGAGTATATGTTATCTCCAGTAGTTCTTGAACCACAAGAATTTAACCCAAGAAGACAAATTGCTTCAAGATTTGGTACAGCGATGTTAAACAATAAGTTCTTCGGAGTTGTTTATATGAAAAATATAACATCATTCGATTACTTACAAGAGAGCACAACAGTCTAAGTAATTAGAGTTATAAATATTAAAACCGTTAGATTAATTTCTAACGGTTTTTTTATGTTCAAAAAGTTTTCTTGCTAATGCAAATTTAAAACTACTTCTCTCGGCAAATGTTTTATCTGAGGTCATATCCCCAATAAAAATACATTCATCAGGATTAAGTTTATATTTCTCTATTAAAAGAACTCCCAACCCTGGTAAAGGTTTTCTACAATAACAAATAATAGGAGGCACTGAATGAGGACAGAAGTGATAATCAATTGATAATCCTAACAGTCTATTTGTTTCTTCAAAACATTCAATTGCTCTTTCATGGGTTAATAACTTTTTAGCTACACCTGATTGATTAGATACTCCCAATAAAAGATACCCTTTATCTAAATACTTTTGTAACACCTCCTTTCTATTAGGAAGTATTTCAATATCATTTATTTCAACAGGAAACTTATTACCAGATTTTGTTTTACGTAACGTACCATCATAATCAACAATAATAGCTTTGTTTTTGTATTCAGGTCCTAAAGGGTTCTTAACAAAAGGAACTTCTACAACCTTATCAAACCCCTCAGCTAATGTAGGTTTTTGAAACTCTTTTTTATATTTATATTGAACTGCAGGGCCGTAAACATTAGGATGTTTGTAGTCAATCATTCCTTTAGGGTCTAACAAAGTACCAGTAATGTTAATCATTCTTCTCACAACATTAACTTGTGCTTGTTCAAGGGTAGTTTTCAACCAATGACATTCTATTTCATATCCATTAGTTTTAGCTATTCTAATAACTTCTTTTCGACTTTCTATACTTGGATAAGTATTGTCAATTATCATGGGGGTATGATAAAGTCCTTTAGCAACATTTTCTACGGCAGCATTAAAATCTAGTAAAGTACCTTTGAAAGTATCTCTGTTTAAATTTGTATATCCTTGGTCAGTAAAAAGTTTGACTAAACTAGATTTACCAGCTCCCGGGAATCCTATTATTAAGATTATTTTGTTCATATTAATTTTGGAATAAAAATAAAAGCCTTGATACTGAAACCAAGGCTTTTATAATTGTTAAACGTTACTTTTAATTATTAATCTACTAATGATACACCAACTAAGTTTGAAGTGTCATAAGTTCCGGCAAACATATTACCTGCAGCAACTTGTAACCCAACTCTAGCTTGAGTTGAAACATTATAACCTTCATCATGGGAACCAAACCAAGTAACACCATTAATAATATCCCAAACTTTTACATTTGTAATAGCAGTTTGTGCTTGTTGGTTGTTCCATTTAATTGGATCAACCCCTTTTTTAATAAAGGCTTCAGTTACTTGATTTAAAGGAACATATTGATCAATCATATGTTTTTCCATTTTTCTTTTTGTGGTTTTCATAATTAAACCAGCAGCATACTTTACTTCCGCAAATGAAGCATAAGTATTATTTGCTAACTGAACTTTGTTAACAAATGTTTCAGGGATAAAGTTATTCTTCTTTGCCATGTTAATTATTTCAAAGAATTGCGCAGGGTTTTTAAAATCAATTAACCTGTAGTTTTGACCATCGGCTTTTTGCATACCATTTTCACAAACTAAACGTTTCATGAAGTTTTGCACACTTAAACCATCCTTTGGAGAAATTTTAAGTGTAAAACCAGGATGAAAAAATTCATCTTTTAAACCTTTAATACCAAATTCACCACCAGCAAAACTTGTTGATAATGAAACAGTACCGTCAGGAGAAACGAAAGAGTCAGTTACTTTACCATCTGCTCCATCCATTAAACCTTCAAGTGTATTGAAGTAAGCATCAGTTGAAACTAACAAGTTTTTTGTTACAATACTTTCAATTGTGTTTGGGGTTAAACGGTTAATAATAAATGTCCATTCAGGAACTTTTTTTCCAACCATTTTAGATTGTTGAACAAAAGTTAACAAACGAGTACGCATTTGTGGACCCATAGCAGTATTAATTTCCTTAACCATTTTGGCTGGCATGTCTAAAAGACTAATAAAATCCCCAACAGCACCTTCTGATAAGATAAACTGTACCATACTACCTTCAAACGGGAAAGCAATTCTACCATTATCTAAAAGCTCAATTGAACTTAAAGGTAAAGTAAATGTGAAAGGAGTAGCTTTTTCTGCTTGTGCTTTAAATTGGCTAAAATTGAAGTTTTGCATGTGTTTTGTTTTTAGTGTTTGTTTTTATTAATATTGATACCTAAAGATACGGACAATTTTTGAATCTACAAATTTTTAATGAAAATAATTGAAATCTATTGTGTTGATTATCAATGAGTTACAGATTATTGTATAGAAATAAGGTTTGGATAGTCAGAAAACATGGTTTTTCCAATGCCAACTACAACAAATTTGTTATAAGTTGAGTCTTCTTTAAGACTATAAAAGATTTCGGAATTGTTGAATTTACCGTTTAGAATAGAATTTTCGCAAAGAAACGTACCTTTATTTGTCACTACAATATAACGAATTTCAGTTGCAAGATTGTCAGAACTTCCCGAAACTAAGTTTTGCGTGACTAACTTTTTAACGGTAACATTTGTTATTTCAGTTCTGTTTCCAGCATTTAAAAAAGTTGTAAGTAAAGTTGTAAGAAAAGCTATACCAATTATAGTCAAAATTAAATTTTTCATGTTTATTTATTTAGGGTTATTAATTAACGACCTAAAAATAAACTAAATTTTGCTAACAAACAAATTTAATTTCCTATTTATTAATATAAACTCAGATAATGTGTAAAATACTTACCCCTAAAGAAAAAGAATCTTTAAATAAACTTACAAGATTAGTTGAAGGTTTAACTAAGAAAAAAGTTATATTAGAATCAAAACCCGATTGTCATTGTTGTGATAAAAAACCGTTGAGAGAAGGTTTAATGTCAGGTGCTAGTGAAGAAACAAAAAGTAGAGATGTTGAGGAAAGTGATAAGGAACATATTGAAACAAAACAAAAGAGAAATAAACTAGCTCAAGAAAAGTATAAAAAGGATTATAAGGAACTTGGAGAAGAACAAAAAAATATTGTTAATAAAAAGTTACACGAATCAAAACAAGAACTTAAAGAAGGTGTTTGGGCATTACCTAAAGATGCAGTTGCAAGAAGAAAAGCAATGAACTTTAAACAAGAGTTACAACGTATTAAAAACGACATTTATGATATAGCTGGTTCAGACGAACTATTTGATAGATTAGATGGTGCAATTACAGAGTTAGATAATTTAATTACAGCGGGCAAATCACAAAGTAACGTATAATGTTAGATAGAAGATATCAAATATTAATTGAAGTAGTTACAGCTCTTTAACAAAAACAACTTCACAATTTAAGTATTCTTCAATTAGAGAAATGAATGTAATTACTTCCTCTCTAACATTTTTATCTATAAAGAGTCTAGGGGTTTTCATTACAATATTCATACCTGGTAAATCAATAGTTCCGAAGTGTGAAAATCTTGCACCAAAAGAATTTAGAAAATTTTGAACTAAAACTACTTTTTCATTTAACGGTAATTCTTTAGTTTGTTCTAAAAAATTATTTATTTGAATTTCGTTACTCATCAATTTGTTTTTTTAACTTATTGTAAACTTCTTTTCTAATATCTCCGGATAATAAACCTTCTGTTGCTTTACCTTCAATTGCTAAAGAAATGTTTTTAATTTTTTCTTGTACAACTTGATACATAACCTCATCTATTGTTTTTTTATAGAAAGGAAAATAAAGAGTTACTTTTTTAGTTTGACCAATTCTATGAAACCTATCACTTGCTTGAGATAAGTCAGAAGGGGACCAAGGTAAATCATTAAAGATTGATATTGTAGCAGCAGTAAGAGTTAATCCGGCACCGGCTACGATAATGTTAGCAGCGATAATTTTACATTTAGGATCATTTTGAAAACGAGTAATTCTTTTCTCTCTTTCTTCATCTGAAACTCCTCCGTATAAGATTACACATTCATCTCCGTACTTTTCTTTTACTGAGTCAATTACATCTCTATAGTTTGAAAATACAATTACCTTCTCATCATTTTCTAATGAATCATCTATTAAAGAAAAGGTAGAGCCATCTTTTATCTTTTCCATGGCGCAATATTTTCTCCAAACAGCTAATTCCATAAACTGTTCTCCCTTAACCTCTTTACCGTAATCTTCTGAATCTGGGTCAATTGTAGCTAAGTACTTATTGTTAATATAATCTTCAGCAATTGTTTTATATTCTTTATAGTTACTTAACTCTAATTCAATAGGTGCAGAGATTTTATCAGGAAGAGAAAGACAATCTTTCTTCAACCTTCTTAAAATAATATCTTGTGTTTTGAAATGCAACTCTTTTAAATTAGAAGCACCATCTACTTGGTATCCCCAAGGAGTTAATTCCCCTCCACAATAAGCACGCACAAAATCAGCTTTGTTCTTACCAAGACTATGTTTTAATATTTTTAATAAGGAGTAAAAATCAATTGGTTTATTTGCTATAGGTGTCCCAGTTAGTAACCAAACCTTTTTAATTTTATTTGATAAAGTTTTTACGGCTTTGGTTCTTAAAGAATTTAGACTCTTTACTTTTTGTGCTTCATCACAAATCATTAAATCAAATTTGTGTTTTTGTAAAGCTTTTAAATGTTTTTTTACATTATCGTAATTAATAATAACCCACTTTTTTGTTAGATCTAATTTTTTCGAATCACAAATTGCGATATTTGTTTCATCATCGAACATTTTAATTTCATTTTTCCAATTTAACTTTAGTATTTTTGGACAAACAATTAAAATAGATTTAGCCTTAGATTCAATGGCAGCTATAGGTGTTTGAACACCCTTACCTAACCCTTGTTCATCTGCTAATATAGCTCTATCAATATTTAATAACCAATTAATCCCTTCTTTTTGAAAGTCAAAAGGTTTTTTTGCTTCATACTTATCCCAATCAATTTTAAATTGTTTGATAGCTGGTTTAACCCACTCTTTTTTATTGTTAGCAATTGCATAAGCTTCTAAAATATTGTTAGCTAACAATCTTTGTGAAACACTAAGCTTCTCTCCCGAACTTAACTTTGCTTTTAATAAAAGTAGATATTCCGATGTCCCAAAATACTCTTGAATTCTTTCTTCGATGTTATTTATAGCCATTAGAGTAAATTAAAGAAATACATAATTTTATTAAAAGGGGATTGCGTAAGATTTACAAAAATTTTAACATAGAGATTTTTTTCTTGTTCAGTTTCAAACACCATTCTAACCTCATCTATTTCTGTAGGAGTATTTATTAATAAAGACATAAATTCCTTTTTCGTTTTATAAGATAAGTTCCCAATAATTGATTTAGGAGCAGGTCTTAAAATCAATGTAGATATTGGGTTTGATATATTTTGTGTTTCTTTTATTCTAAACAAAGCTTTGTTAAGAGTTTCAATACACATTTTATCTGCCTGCTCTTGTTTGTAATCTCTGTAGTTTGGAAGAGCACAATGTAATAATCTATTTACCTCTAAAATTCCAGCACTAGATAAAAAGGAATCAGTTTCTAGTAATTTTGTTTTATTACTTTCTATTGTTCCATAAATTGATAATGCTTTTAAACAATTTTTAAAAACTATTGAGCCTCCAGCTTTGTGAATTTTTTCAAAAATCTTATCCCCCTGATCTAAACTAGGAGTTGTCCAATTAATTAAAACATCACCTTTCTCTTTAGTAATATCACCTACTAAAAAAACGTATTTTACTTTTTTATATTTGATTTTAAACACTTTAAGTCATATTGTTAATTAAGTAAATATGTTGAAAAAAGAACTATTTATAAGTAAATAAACACAAAAAACAATGGCTTTAACAAATTTAGACATAACAGATGAGGAGGTTTTTGAGATATATACCTACATAATGACTATGCTAGGTGCTGAAAACATTGATGTTTCCCTAACAGAGGGTGAAATTAGGACTTTAATATGCAAAGGACTACGGGACTATATGTACGAAATTAATCAATGGACAATTAGAAATAAATTTGCAGATATCTTAGGAACAAATGCTGACGTTGATTTTACAAATAAATTTGTAATGGATAACGGTATTTTGACAAAAAGAATGTCTGACTGGTTTTCTAGTATGGCAAGAGTAGGTGGTAAGACACCGTGGAAGAAGGATTATATTATTTTAAAAGATAAACAACAAATTTATGATTTGGCAACGGAATCTGGAACACCGTATACTCCAGGAACAAGAAGAATTCATAAAATTATGTGGCAAGCTCAACCGACAATGTTTGGTAGTCAAATTACTAATGATATTTATCAATCAACGTTATGGGGGTTTGATGCAATGGGAGGTTTAAGTTACAACAACTCTCCTTTAAATTATTTAGGAAATATTTTTGATGTAATGTTGTTAGGCAATTCAATGTCATTAAGAAATAGAATTCTAAGAAGTGAGTTTTTCTATAACATTTCGGGAGATATTGTGGAGTTGACACCAATGCCAGGAGGAAGAGCATTAAACTTTGCACCAGGTAGTTCTTTATGGTATTACTATTTTGATGAAAAAGACTTTTTAGGTTTAACAGGACAGGATGCTGACAATGTTTTAATTTCTAACCCATCTCAAGTACAGTTAAATACCGTTGCATGGTCAGCCTTAAACTCAGTAGCTAAAAACTGGATTGAAAACTATGCTTTGGCTTTAAGTAAATACACATTAGGTGCTAAATTTAGATTAGTTAGAAAAATTGCTTCTCCTGGATCAGAATATGAAATAGAGTTGCATTGGGCATCGTTATTATCGGAGTCGAAAGGAGAACAAGAAGCTTTGAAAGAGAAATTAAGAGAAGATTTAAAAGAAAGTGATTTAGTTAAATTATATGAAAATAAAGCCTCTATGGCTGACAAAGCTAAGTCGTTTAATAAAAATGAACCAAGAGGATTCTTTGTAGGTTAATAAAATAACAAATGCCAAAATTAAGAGATTTAAAACCATCTGGAAAAGAGTTTTTCGGAGATAAGTCTAGAGCTTTTCTTTTAAAAACATCAAGACATTTAGTTGAAGATATAAACAATCACACTGTTTTATATTTTGAAGTAGATTATGAAAAGTCTAAAAAGAACTTTTATGGCGAATTAATTGTTAAAGCTTTTGTTGAACCTAAAGGTATTCCAGTTAAAGGTGTAATTACATTAAAAGAAGGGTCAGATATTGTACAGGGAGAAATTCCTAATAAAATTCTAACTTTAGAATTTGCTTGTTATATTGAGCATTTACAGGAATTGGGAATAGATCCAAAAAGAGGGGATTATTTTGCAACAAAAAACAGACATTATTTTATTTTTGATAAGACTATTCCCGATTCAAACAAAAAAAGTATTGGAACAGATCAACAATCATATGCCGTTGTATTTAAATGTGTACAAGCAGACTCAGAACAATTACTGCCACCAGGAGATTGGAATGGAGTTGAGGGTAAAAAAATGAAATTGAGAATATATCACAAACTAATAACTTACCTAAATACGAAAAATAATGGCTTTAAGAGTCCCAAAGAAAGATAAGGATATAGTTAGAGATAAAATTTTAAATGAAGTAGATCCAGAAACAAACTTTGTTTTAAAACCTATTACTTTAGAAGATTTAGATAAATTAGTGTTTGATACCTTTAACAATAGATTTACTATTAATGAAAAAACAATTAATTTAATTAATTTAGATTCTGATTTAGTTTCTATGGAATATGAAAATCCGCAACAATTTGATAAAGACAAAGGTTATTTAAACTTACCATACTTTACAGTTTGGAGGAAATCAACTAAAAAATTAACGAGAACATCTTCATCTAATAAATCAGTTATTTATTCTATTCCAAAATCAAAAGGTAATCAAGGAATTGTTTATGAAGAATACATTTGCCCACCTCCAGTATTTTTAGAGTTAGAATACGACTTACAATTTATTACAACTTTCCGTCAAAGTACAAATGATTTTGAACAAGCTATGTTAGAGGTTTTTAGAAACAAAAGAATTTCTTTAAATTTATATGGTGAAAGATTTGAATTAAGCCCAATCAATCCAGAAGTGTTAGGTAGTCTAGAAGTCGTTGATAGAGAAGGTTCTAACGGACAATCATTGTATGTTTTAAGTTATAATTTTAAATTATGGGCTTATACAAGAGATTTAAAAGATGTACAAAAAAGAGAAAGAATAAATACATTTTCGTTAAAGATTGTTGAAAAAAACAACGGACAAGTTGAACAAGATATTGAATCTACTATAATAAAAGATAATCCTTAGTTTTTTGTTGTTTCTATCCTATTTAAAGAAAATAGATAATATAAAATGGCAACAACAAACAATAAACCAAGTAATCTCTCTTCTGGGATTTACTTTTTTGAACAAGATAACACAGTAGTATCACAGGGAGTAGGTACTTTTTCAGGTGGAGCAATTGGTCTGACAGAAAAAGGTCCAGCCTTTGAAATTATGCCTTCATCTTCTTTTTCAGAAAGACAAAGAAGATTAGGTGGTCTAAGTGCAGAACTTAAACTAGACGGAGTAACTCCTAAATATCCTTGTAGTCACTATGCTAAAGCATTCTTAAACCAAGCTTCTAATTATAAAGAAGTTAGAATTTTAGGTTTAGAAGGTTATAATGAAAAGACATCAAATTCAATTTCAGTAGAAGAAACAGCAGGTTTAAATTTAAACGGAACTGATAAGTCTTTTGCTATTGTATATGATATGGGCTCACCAGCTCCAAGAGATCAAGGTGTTACACCATTAGAAGCGACACAACAAAGTGTTGCAGCAATATTAAAACCTAGAAGAAGAGCAGCAACTGGATATACAGACAATGTAGATTATGTAGAAGTAATTGCAAGTGGAACTGATGAAGAATTTACATTAGATATTTACTTTGAAAATAATGTATCTCCTTTGTTTTCAGTTAAATGTTCTTTAAGACCAGACTCGAAAAATTATTTACCATTTGTTTTTGGAACTAGTCCATTAGACTTAACTAAAATTAACGGACAGTTATCTCCTTTATGGGTTGATTTTATATATCCTTCAGAAAAAATTAGATTATCATCTGCACCATATTTAGATGGTTCAGATTTATCATGGGTACCAACAAGTACAGTAAACCCAGATTATGAATTAGGATATAGATACCCAGGCACATCTACAGTATTATCTACTTTAGATATTTTAGCAGGGGATTGTACAATTCGATCAAGCTTTGTTTACCCTTCATTTACAACTACTTCAGGTGGTATAGTAAAAACTTCAGTTGTAACAGTAACTTCAACATCAGCAATACCAACAGGTTTAGCAGATGGTCAAAGAGTTACATTATCTGGAGTAACTGGTTTAACAGGTACAGATTTAAATGGAACTTAGGTAATTGATAACTTTTCAGAAACAGGTACAGGACCTTACACAGTAGTGTTTGAGTTAGTGTTAACTGCTTCTCAATTAACTGCCTTAACAGGAACTCATACAGGTACTGCTACAGTTAGAAAGTTTTTCTCTTCTCAATGGGAAACAGAGGTTATGAATTTAGGCGGTGTTGATGATGAAGTAGTTGAATTTCAAACACCAGTTACACCTTGGTATGTTTCTGATGCTGATGTAAATGGATATGTTAAAAACTTATTTAGACTTTGGTCAATATCAGACGGTGATGCTGCTAACACAGAGATAAAAATTGAAATCGCTAATATTAATCCTGCCGGAAACTTAGGTAAGGGTAGTTTTGATATCTTAGTGAGAGACTTTAATGATACAGAAGAAAATAAAAGTATTTTAGAGGGATTTACTAATTTAACTATGAATCCTAAATCAGATAATTATGTATCTAGAAGAATAGGTGACGGAGAGGTTAATGAATTAAGATCTAAATACATCTTAGTTGAAATTAACATAGATGATACTTTACCTGATAATGCTTTGCCATATGGACACTTAGGTTATCCTAATGTTGATTCTTTAGTTTTACCAGATGTAGTATTTACAACTGAGTATAATTTAAATCAACCAACATCTAAACAAGCTTTAGGTTTACCAAGAAACAAATATAATGCTTGGTTTAAAATTACAGGTGATTATTTAGCATATAAGAATGTTCCTACAAGTGATATAACAAACACAGGTATAGGATTCCATTTAAATCCTAATCAAAACGCTAACATAGATACTGCAGCATTTACACAATGTGGAGAAACAATTTATTATACTTCAGCAAGATCTGCAACAATGTTAACTGGGTTAGATAAAGCTAGAAGAAGTAGATTCGTTTCTAATTTCTATGGTGGATTTGATGGGTTTAATGTTTATTTAGAAAGATCTTGGGGTGATCCTAATTCAAAAGATTACGAAGCTTTACAAAGAGCTTTGGATATATTCTCTGATAAGGAATCGTTAGATGCTGACTTATCAGTTTTAGTAACTCCAGATTTAAACTTTGAAGAACATTCAACAGCCACAGCGGAAATATTAAGAGCTATGGAGGCTAGAGAGGATGTATTATACTTAGCTGACTTTAGATATTCAGAAGAGTCTGATCCACAAATTGCTGCATTAACATTATCTGATTCAGATATGAAATCTAGTTATTGTGCAGTTTATTTCCCTCATCAACAAATTAGAGATGAAGTTAATAAAACAGCTTTATGGTTACCACCTTCTTTAATTGCGTTAGCAACAATTGCCTCAACTGCAACAAACGAAGCAGTATGGCAACCACCAGCAGGTTCATTAAGAACAATAACTCAAGATTTAATTCGTCCAAAAAGAAGAATGAAAATCAATGACAGAGAGATCTTAAAGAGAGAAAATATTAATCCTATTACTGTTTTTCCTGGTTCAGGATTTGAAATTACAGAGTCAAGAACAACTCAAGAAGTATTCTCAGCTTTATCATTCATTCATAATAGAATGTTAATTGGTTATGCTAAGAAAGCTTTAAATCAATCTTTAAGACCTGTATTACAACAATTAAAGAACCAAAGCTTAATTGATTCATTTAAGGGAATTGTTAAACCAATCTTCCAAAGAATTAAACAAGCAAATGGTTTAGAATCGTTTGAAGTATATGTTAAAAATGTTGATGATGATAGAACAACGTTATATGGAGAGGTAGTAATTGTTCCATTATATCCAGTTGAAAGAATTAGCTTCACATTTACATTAGAAAATGGTACAATTCAATACGAATAACAACTAAAAAAGTAAAATAAAATTAACTCTAGGATTCTCAATTATAGCATGGGTTCTAGAGTTAATTTTTATACAGTTGTAGGACATATATGATATATTAATCATATTTAATAAAATAATAAAAATTTCAATAATGACATCAAAAGAAAATAAAGTAAAAAGTTTATTAGAAACAGTACTTTTAGAAAGTAACGCTGTTTTAGATAAAAACGAAATAGCTAAAGGTTTAATTTTAAAAGTAAAAAGAGCTTTAGAACAAGAAAATCTTAAAGATTTTGAATCTCTAAAGAAGTTTATTAAATCTTGGTTACAAGAGCTGGATAACTATGAAGATTCTTTTGATGATTCAAAAGATAAGCAAGGGAATCCAATGGGTAAAACTCAGGTTAACGGAATTGCTTATATTTTACTAAATACCCCAGCATATAAAAGGATATTAGATCAATTTGAAGAAGAATCAGATTTTTCTTTAGTTAGAAAAATAAGTATAACTCAAGAAGTTAGATCAATGGACCCAAGATGGTCTAAAAATATGAATGAATTAGTACCTATGCATAAAAACTCTACTCAAAAGAAGGGGAAGGTTTTAAAAGAAGAAGAAATTAAATCGACAGATGCTTTTGAAGTATTTGATGAAGTAAGAAAGAATTTACAAGATGCACAATCTGCATTAGTAATTAGTATTCCTAATAAGTATCAAACTTTATATCAAGATGAATTAGCCGGATTATATGATGAGATGGCTAGTGTGATTAATAAAGTATTGAATTTAACTAAAAAGATGAAATCTGAATTACAACAATAATGGCAAATAAAAAGTGGAGTACAGTATTAAAAGGTGATGGTAAGGTTATAGGTAGCAATGAGTTGCAATTTACCTATGATAATATTAAAGGAGTTGATGCAAAGAGATTGGCTGCAGAGTCAGATAAAAAAAATCTATCATCATCTCAAACAGAGTGTGTTGTCGAATATGATTCTGAAAATAATCCAACATTACACTTAAAAGAAAAAATACAAAAGACACCCCATTCACTGAATCTAAAGTACATTTAAAAGAGAATACTTCAACTTTAATGAGTCAGTCTTATGTATTGTTATCAATTATGATTGCTACATTAAAGAAATATGATAGTAAATTAGTTACTTATAATTTCCCAGATGAGAAAGGTGTTGATAAATTATTAAAATCAGGAGATGCAGTATTTTTAGGAACAAAGACACCTGAATCTTATTTGAAAGATTTAAAGGAAGTTATTCCTTATGATTGTACAGATTTAGAAGTTTTAAATTCTCAATTAGAACAAAAGCTAATGATGGTTTATAAAACAAAAAAAGAAGGTGTGAGTGATTTGCAAAAAGAAACAGACAAGGTTAAAAGAAACTAATGGAATTTTTACACAAGAACAAACTTACTTTATTAATCGTATTGGTAATTATATTACTTCTAACGAACTTTTCTTCTTGTTATAAGAATATCTTAACAAATAAAGAGAGCAAGCGTGTAATCGAAGTATATGAACAAAATATAGTAGCTTTAAACGACTCTATAAAGAAGGTTGTTGATAAAAATGGAGATACAGTTTTTGTTGAGAAGGCAGTGCATGGTAATTTAAATGATATTATTAATTCATCTGCTTTCAAACAATTATCAAAAGAGAAACAACAATTTTATTTAGAATTGCAACAAGTCAAAAGAGTTGTTGCAGCAGCACAAGTAACAATAACATCACAACAAACATTAATTAATTCTTTACAATATAATGCAAATACAGTTGTAACAGATTCTAATGTATGTTTTACAAAAGGAGATTCTTTAATCTTTAAAGACTCAACAAAATCATTTCAATACCAAGCTAGAATTATGTTTGGAGATTCTGCTAAATTTACATTAACTAGAAAAAATATTTTTAATGTAACTACCACATTCCAAAAAAACAAAGACAAAGCAAAAACTATTACAGTCATTTATAAGATTGATGATCCTGATGCGGTAGTAATAGCAGCTAATAGCTTTGTTTACAACCCAGAAGATAATAAAACAAGATTTGAAGTTTTTCTTATGAGAAACGGGATGATATTTAAAATAGCAATACCAGTTGCAACGTTTGCAGCAGGTACAATAGTTGGAGTAAGACTGTTGAAGTAAATATTTAAATAATTCACGTTTTTTACTTAGACCAGCATATTTAAGGTTATAATATGTTTAAATGTCTAAAGAAAAATTTTTAATTTTAGAAACTAGCTTTTTTTTTAAAAGAGGTCAGATTATAGAAGGTAAAAAAACCTCAAAAGGGTTATTAACAGGAGAGCATTTAATTAAAAAAGGAAAATATGTTTCTTTACAAGAAGCTTTATCTAGACAAGATGAGGAAGAAATAAGGAAACTAGTAAAAGAAATATTACAAAAAATGTTTTATAAATTGTACATACAATCACCAATTATACTAAATAGATAATGCCAGAAGTTAACAAAACAAAAGATCAAAATCGTCAATTCACACTTTTACAAATTGATAGTTTGGAAACTAATGCGACGACTTTTATTTATACTTTGAGTGAACCAGGTGATTGTGGAGTTGTTCGTTATGTGGGTAAGTCTGGAAATCCGAGTTTTCGACTAGAAAAGGGACATAAAAAAGAAAAAGGAAACAGTCATAAAAATCATTGGCTTAAAAGTTTATTAAAACAGGGGTTAGAACCAGTTTTGGAAATATTAGATGAAGTTCCAGAAAATGAGTGGAGATTTTGGGAAATGTATTATATTAGTTTAGTTAAAAGTTGGGGATTTAATTTAGTAAACGACCCAAAACTTTTAGGAGGTGAAGGTTGGTCTAAAGGACACAATCCTTGGAATAAAGGATTAACTAAAGAAACAAGCGAGGTAGTAAAAAGAGTTGGTGAGAAAAACAAAATCACCTTAACTGGAAGAAAAAACAAACCTCGTTCACAAGAGGTAAGAAAAAAACTTTCTTTAGCAAAGTTAGGAAGTTTAAATCCACAGTTTGGTAAAAAGCAAAACACAGAGCATGTAAAACAAAGGTTTGAAAAAATAAAAGAAACAAGGGTTAAAAACAATAATTTCACAAAAGAAGTATTACAACTTAATCCTAAAACTAAAGAAGTAATTAAAATTTTTAAAAGTCTTAAAGAAGCTGGAAGTACTATAGAGCGTTGCCCATCAGGCATTTCTATGGCATGTAAAGGAGTTATTGAAACTTTTGGTGGTTTTGCTTGGAAATACAAATAAATATAAAAACTTATAATGAATAAAACATTTACAGATAATAACAGACATCTATCCTTAATCCAAATTGATAGTGATCGATTTGAGTGGAAGAGTTTCATTGATGCTGTTCAAAAACTTGGTTACAAGGAAATTGATGACTATAGACTAAGCCCTGGTGGAAATACCGCAGCTATGTTTAAAGCTAATGTTGCCAATAACGACAAGGTAAAAAAACTTAGAGAAAAGTTTAGAATTAGTTCTTTAGGTTTGGAATCTAAAAACAATACTTTGTACAAACCTTTGTTAGCAGAAGGTAGTTTGGTTAAACTTCAAAACGGAGAAACTGGAACTATTTTAGAAGGCAAGTTTGGTGATAGTGGTTATAAAATTAAATTAACGGAGAGTGGAGATTATGTTTATAGAAATCCACACGAAATAAAAGAAGTGTCTGAACCTTATAATGATCAACCGTCTCCAGACTACGATACAAGAGAGACTGAAGTAGATGATTACTTTCAACAAGAAAGAGAGGTAAATAGAAATTTAAATGATTTATCTTTAGATGAGATAATAATTGAAGCAATGGACTTTTCTGCAAAGAAACCTAATACAAAAACATATGATACTTATTCTGATTGGTCAGGGCAAGTTAAACAAGCTTATCCTGGTGCTGAATTTAAGGTTAGTAATATTTCTGTTTATGCTTTTGATGCACAAGGACAAGAAGTAGCTAGATGGGAAGATTTACATAATGCAGGTTGGGTAAAAAACGTTCAAGAGTTAGAATTAGCTGAATCTTCTTTTAAACAAGAAGATAATGATATGTTTTTAGAAAACGAATCATTAACTGAAGATTTAGAAGATTGGGATGCAATAGAAAAGAATACTGACTATGAAGCAGAATTAGCTGGGGTTCAAGACCCGAAAGATTTTGAAATGACAAATGATACAATTGATTTAAATGAATTGTCTGACGAAGAGTTAGAAGGTTTAGCAGATCAAAATGGTTGTTTTGTCGATGGTAAAGATAGAGCGCAAATAATTGATGAGTTAAATTGTTATTGTAATATATCACAAGATGAATTAGACGAATTTTTAAGAGAGTTTAGAGGTTTATCTTTAGATGAAGCAGTAGATTGTGCTTTAGAAGAAGGAACTAAATTAGCTGATTTTAATTTTTCACCAATTATTGATTTTAGATATGTAGAAGGGATTGCAAGAGTAGGAAGCGAAACAGATGAATATAAAGAGTTAGACAATTTGGATGAGCAAGATTGGGAAGAATATCAACAAACAATAGCACAATATGGTGTTGTTGTTGAATACGATTCGGTGAATGACGAGTTTGTTATAACTGGAAGTGACTCTAACGAAGAAGAGGACTTTTTACCAGAATCAACAGAAAGATACCCAGTTAACAAAGAAGATAAAGTAGTAATTGAATCAGTGGTTAAAAATACTGGTTTTAAATTATTAGAGTGTAGAGGTAAATTAAAATCAAGTAATCAACCAAATAAGTTAGAAATATTAGTTGAATCAAAGGATGGTTTAAAAGAAACTGTTGTATATAATGATGATGATTTAAAAAAGCCTTGGTCAATTGGTCAATATCAATTTAATTTAATTACAGAAGCTTTAGCAACAGTAAAAGCTAAAGGTTTAATTAAAGAAACCGTTGATATGAATAAACAAAAAGAAATTGATAAGGTAAGAAGAGAAGCTTATAAAACTGACCCAAGATTTATTACTAAAGAAGAAAAGGAAAGAAGAGTTAAACGTTCTCAGGAGTTATTAGAGCAATTTATTCCTAAGGATAGAAAAAATAAATTATTTTAATCTAAGAAAAATGACAATAGGAGAATTATTACGATTAGCTAAAACTAACCTAATTGAAGATGCATATTATGCTATAGAATCTCTAATTACAGGTTCTAATATCAATTTAGAAAGGGAAATTGCAGAAATTACACCAACTTTAAAAGTAGAGATTGAAGAAGAGTTAGCATTATATGATTATGAATGGAGTGATTTAGTATTTGTTGATAATATTCAGTTAGAAAGCAGCCTTACAAAACAGATTAATAATATAGAACCTACGGAAGAAGAAATTCAAGCAGTTTTAGATGAAGATGAGGATGGTCTTACTAAAGAAGAAATAAGAGATTTGTTAAGAGACCAGTTTGCTAAATTTGGCAGGCCTAAATTAAACGAATCATCTAATACAGATTTTAAACCAATGTCTAAAGCATATCATAAAAAATATGGTGTAGGTGTTATTTTAAGAGATAGTGGTAAGGATTGTAGAGAAGGTGAAGTAATATTTAAACCAAATAATAATTCTAGTTTACCATTAATTCCACATCCGAGTAAGGCATTAAGTGGGCCAGAACATTATACGTCGGATATAGTTTCTATTAGTGATTTATCTAAAGAACCATTCAACGAAAATAAAATAGATTTAAAGCCTATTTTAGAATCCGTTGTGAAGAAACTAAAACAAGAAGGTAGATACTTCCAAGAGAAAGATAATATTAAAAAAATGGTTTTAAAAGAAGCAATGGATTTAGCAAAGGTAAAAAATAATAAACAAGTAATTGCAAATAAAATGAGAGGTGGTAAAGTACAATTAAAAGAGGGAATCTCTTATTTAAGTTTAGAAAAAGGAGAAACATATACTTGGACAAGAGGTGCAGAATATGCTAATATAAAATATATTGGTAAAACATCTGAAAATCCTGAAGCAAAAATTGGTTCTTCTATGGGTAAAGGCTTATTATTCCAATGGTCTGATGGTAAATATTTTGAGCTATCACCTAACGCGGTTAGAAAATATGTTAATAAGAAAGATTTAGAAGAGTCAAAAAAATCGAATAAGAGATCTTTGAAAGAAGGTTCATATGATGATTTTAGAGACAATTATGGAAGAGAGTTAAATGCTTGTTTAAGAATTTTAAGAGCTTTTGGAAAGAAAATTGATAAAGAAGAAATAACAGATGAACAATGGAGTAGATTAGAGAGAACCTTAAAGGTTTATGACAGGATGGTACAAGAGTTTGTATTAAATCCTCGCGATTTTATAACAAGCCACGATATAGCTAATTTAGCAATTGAGAACCAAAACAGAAACGGTACTGAAATGAAAATGGTTATTAATGCTATCGATGATTTAGGAGGAGTTTTAGGACTTGGAAGTGCCTGGTATGAAGAGGAAGAAGATGAAGAATTAGATGAAGCAGTTACTGTACCTTTAGAAACATTAGAAAAAGATACAGATAAAATATCTAAAGTAGCAGAAAAAACAGATATAACAATTACAGAAAACAAACAATATAAAATGAAAACAAAAGAAGAAAAAATAAAATCTTTAACTGAAGCAATTCAAAAAATGACTGGTAAGAAAGTTGTTCTTGCAGAAAAGAAAAAAGACATTATTAAGACATTAAAAGAAGAAATAACAAAAAGAGCAAAATTAGTATATTATATTAAGACTGGAAAGAAAGTTACATTAAAAGAAGCAGCAGGAGAAGTAGAAGAAGGAACAACTTTAGAAGATCAAGTTAATTTAGAAAACAACATTGATACACCAACATTAGGTAATATTATGCCAACATCTATTATTAAAACAATTGAACAATATGTATCAACAACTTTAGCAGAAATTGACAAATCAACAACAGAATTAAGAACGATTAAAAAGAATATTGTATTAAACTCTGGACCATCTGATGGGTCATTTGAAACATTAATTAACAGAATTGGATTCTTATTAAAACAATTAGAACGTGTACAAAGATATACATCAAACACAATCAAAGCGGGAGTATTTAATAAATCAATTTTAGATAAGATTTTTGAACAAAAAGAATTATTGAACGAAATTAAGTAAATGAATACAACAAAACGATTAATTGAGCAGTTAGAAAAATTAACAAATAAGAAAGTAATACTTAAAGAAGGAGATGATGAAAAAATAAAAGATATTGCAGTAGAAGCCAATACAAATATTGGTAAGTATGTTCAAAATAAACCAACAGGCAAAAAGGATAAATATGCAAATAATATTTATGAATATGAAGCAACAAATCCTTTTACTAATGAGAAGGTAGTTTTTAAGAAAAAGGCAGATGCGGTAGATTATGTTATAAAGGAAGTTGCAAAAGCCACAACAAAAAGTGGCAGAGAAGAAATATTTAATAAACAAAATGAAGTCAAAAATCCAATGCCAAAGAGATTTGTATAAGCTATAGTTATATTAATTTATGAAACCCTATTACAAATAAACCGGTAATAGGGTTTTTTATTGGAATAAATTCCCAATTTTAAATAAACTATAACAATATAAAAATGTCAGAATTAACAATAAATGATTTAGCCTCTAAGCATCTTGGACAAAGTGGTTCATATGCTGTATATACAGAGCAATTTGATCCAACATTATTAGTTCCTATGCCGAGAGAGTTAGCTAGAAAAGACTGGGGTATTAAAGGAAATGAGTTTGTAGGAGTTGATACTTGGCATTGTCACGAGGCAACGTTTCTTTTAAATAACGGTTTGCCGTTAGCTGGAACGTTGAAAATAGTTTATAGTTCAGAGTCAGAGTTTATGGTAGAGTCAAAGTCTATAAAACTTTATATTAATAGCTTTGATATGTGCAAAATGGGTGCTACTGTTGAACAGGCAATAGTGAACTACGAAGCGCAAGTTAAGAAAGACTTATCTGAATTATTAAAAACCAATGTGGAAGTATTCTTTCACAAAAACAATTCAGATAAAACAAACAGTTCCGATCCTGGAGAAACATATAAAGATATTTACGAATATCTTTCAAGTTACGAGTTAGAGGAGCTTTCAATTACAGATTACTCTGCAAAAGAAAAACATTTAATTTTTAACGAAGATAAAAGTAATGACGGGAAAGATGTTATTAATCAATATAGATTATCTACAAATGTTTTGAGAAGTAGATGTCGTCATACAAAGCAAAAAGACACTGGAAGTGCATTTATATATATTTTGACTAAAAACGCAACTTTAGATATTAAAAGTTTATTAAAAGAAATTATTAGTTTAAGAGAGGTAAACGAGTTTCACGAGTTTTGTAGCGAAAAGCTTTTTGTTGAATTAAAATCACACAAAGAAGTTATCGATTGTTGTGTAATGTTACTCTATTCAAGAAGAGGCTCTTGGGATATCTGTCCAGCGAGAAGTACTTCGCTAGAAATGATTCCAAAAGTATTAAAGGATGCTTCTATCTATACAACAAAACAAATGGGTCAGTAATGATTTTTAATTATTACGGTGCAATGTTTAATACTGATGTTTTATCTAAGAATCAGGAGTACTATGTCTATAGAATAATAGATCCAAGAAATAATTGTATTTTATACATTGGAAAAGGAAAGAAAGATAGATACAAAACACATTTAAGAAAATCTCACAATAAAAGATTAAATAATTGCATACAGGAAATTCGAAAAGCTGGGTGTGAACCTGTCATAGAGTTTTCTCAGGGACAAACTAATTTAACTGAGTCACAAGCTTATATGAGAGAAGTTATTGAGGTAAAAATAGCTTGGAATAAAGGTCAATGTAAATGTAATTTTGCAAACCCTGGTCCGAGAGGGACTAGAACAGGTTGTTTACATACTCTTGAAACGCGAAAAAAGATTTCAGAATATAGTAAAAAACGAGTTCTAAAAACAACAACAAGAGAAAAATATAAAGCTTATCATAAAAACAGACCAACGAAACATAAGAAAAACCTAGTTTTAGGTAAACTTGCGAAATCAAAGTTTACAGAAGAGTTAATTAAATTGATAAGGAGCCGTTATATAAACGATGTTCACCTAACAGTTTCACAAATTGCAAATGAATTAGGTCTAAAAAATTACGATATAAGAAGTATTGGTCAAGGAATTAAATATAGTGAAATTGCAATTGATTCTTTGCCAAGTAAAGAGTTAATTAAAGAGCTAATTTCTAAAAGAAAATCAATAACTAGTAGGGTTAATACGATAAAGATATGGCAGAAACGAAAGTGAAAAGTTGGTATGTGTTTATATCACAGACAGGCTCTGAAGTAAAATCTATTTCAGAGCTTTGTTGTATTAAACCGAAAATGATTATATCTAATAATCTAGGTAAAATATCAAAAGACGTTCTCTCCTGGATTCAAAAGGAAAAGATAACATTGTATAGTCTTCCCTCAAAACCATTAATTAGCGATTATAGAAACATTAAAATTCCTAAGGATAGTTTAATAACTTTAAATGGATATCTAAGGGTGATACCAAAAGAGTTTTGTTTAGAATATAAAAACATTTATAATGGTCATCCGGCACTAATATCAGTTTATCCTGAACTTAAAGGTTTAAACAAACAAGAAGATATATTTTATCATAAAGAAAAATATCCAATATGTGGGAGTGTAATTCATAAAGTAACCCCAGAACTTGATGCTGGAGAAATAATCATATCTGAACAAACGGAAAATACTTGTACTTCTTTAGATGAAGCTTATTTATTGTTAAGACAAACAAGTTTAAGAACTTGGCAAAGGTTTTTTAAATTTTATTTTTAATTAAATCAATTCTTTCTTGAATTGTCCCTTGTAAAACAGTTACTTTATTAGATATTTTATCTTCTAATAAAAAATCCTGTATAGCTAAATCAACTTGTTGTTGAAAATCAGGGTCAATAAATCTAACTCCATCATTTTGTATTTCAAACTCAATAGGAATATAAAATATATTTTCCACCTTATCTAAATTCTCGTATAAAGTTTCTTTTAAAGAGGAAGTATCTAAATCGGGGAATAATAAATTTGAATAAACAATTGCATCAATAGGTGAGCGAGCTGTGAATACATTTTTATCTAAATAATTTAAAAATGCCCATTCAGTCAATTCGTTAATAATAATTTGCTCACTTAAGTTATCAAACTTAAGTTTACTTTTTGCTAACTTAACAGGTCTTGAAAAACCATCACTTGTATAAATATTTTTATCTATTTTATTTAAGTGTTCTAACAAAGTAGATTTACCGGTTGAATGACTGCCACAAAGAATATTCATTGTTTTTTTATTTACTTAAAATTAAGAATAACAAATAAGAAACACAACTAAAATTTAGTTGTTAAATACCAAATTGGCTCTTATATTTAGCCATCAATAAAACAAATTATGGCTACTATAGTTTATACCCCAAAAGGACCTTTATCTTGGAATAAAAATTCTAATACTTTTGCAGGTGAATTATCTGATTTGCAAATAAGTCCAGATAATGAGATGACAATTATAAACGCAAAAACAGGTAATTCCAAAGTATTTAAACTTACTCATAAAGACATGGATTCTACAAATGAGGATTGTTATGGTTATAATTACCGTTCAGATTGTGGGTTAAAACTACTATTAATCAATGATTAGTCGTTATTTTCTGTAACTCATTGATTCTCAATAGAATAGATTTTGAATATTTTCAATAAAAGTTTGTAGATTCAAAAATTGTCCGTATCTTTAGATATCAATAATAACAAACAATACTAATATTTAAAACTTATAAAATTTATGGCACTTTCAACAAAAATCCAAACAGCAATTGAGCAATTTTTAAGTGGTAAATCATTTACTTCATGTAATGGTGCAAGAACACAGTTTAAACTTGCAACTCAATTAGATATTAGTTATCACGATTTTGCAAAAGTTTACCAAGCAATGCAAGGTGCAGGTAAAATGGGAGATGCTTCAAAAGTAAAAACTATTAAAATTGCTGAACGTGAAAAAGTAGAGTATGTTAATATTGAAAAAATCAGAGAAGAGTTTACTGATGACTTAATCACTCCAATTAAATCCGATACTTGTTTTGATAATTTAATTTCAGTTTATGGAGGTGTTTTACCTGCAACAGTAACAATTGCACCAGGTGAAAGTGGAGTTGGTAAAACAACTGTTTTATTAGACTATCTTGGTAAAATCAAAAAGAAAAAAGAGAACAAAAAACTTAAAATTTGTTTTATCTCTGGTGAGATGAATAAAATACACTTATACAAATATCAAAAAAGAGTAAAATTTGAAAATGTTGATATTGTATTGTTGGGAGAATACGAACGTCCTGACCACATTATTGAAGATGTTGCTAACCAAGGTTATGATATTATTTTACTTGACTCTTTTCAAGATGCCGTTAATAAAGTTACTGCAGAGTGTGCAATGGGTTCAAAAGAAGCAGAAAAATGGTTGTTAAAAGTTATGGACCAATCAAGAATGGGTAAAAATCAAAGAAAAGTTTATACTGCTTGGATTTGTACACAACATTTAACTAAAGGTGCAGAATATGCAGGGTCTACAACCCTAAAACATATGACTGATGCAATGATGATGATGAAAAAAGAAGGTACTTTAAAGTATATTGAGTTTTGCAAAAATCGTGATGGTGATGTTGGTACAAAATTATTCTTTGAAATTACAAGTGAAGGAATTGATTATAATCAAGAACGTTTTGAATCTGAGGTTGATGCTAAAAACACTGTAAAAGGTTTAATTGAGGATGCTAAAAACGGAAATGAAACCTTTACAAAGTTTTTGAGAGACAATAAAAACACCTTAGCTGTTACAGAAGAAACTAAGTAATTAATAATAAATAATAACACACTCACTGTTAACCATACAGTGAGTGTTTAACTTTATAAAACAAACAACATGAAAAGTTACATCACAGTAAAAGAGTTACTAGCGCCAAAACAAAATGGTGACATTATTTACACTGAAATTACAAATGTAGTTGACAAAACCAAACAAATCACTTTTGATTTAAAAAACATTAAATGGTCTGGGGAAGAAAATAAACCGGGGATACTTTCTTTTGAAACAGAAGATAACGTGCAACATGCCATTCCTGGTATAACGGTAGAAAATATTGTATTTGATTGTTATGATCTTAACAACTTTAAAGTTGAAATTTACCGAATTAAACTTTAATTTTATCACCATGAAAACACTAAAACTCGTTTTAATAATACTTACAATGTTCTTGTTTTTTACAACAGGCTGCAAACCTGTAGATGTAGTACAAAGAGCAAGAGAGATAACAATGGATAAACAAGCTTCTGTTATTGTTACCACTGAAGTTAGAACTTACAATTGGTATGGGAAAGTAACGGAGGTAAATCATTGGAGTATTGTAATTGCTCCAGTTGATGAAACTGACTCAATTAAAGCACAAGAAAGAAGAAGAGCAGTACAACATTTTTTATACACAAGGAAGTAATGGATAAGTTTTACGGTCAATTACCAACACCTATAACTGAAATACAAGTTGATTGTAAGGAAATGATGTTTTATCAATACTTACCGCTTACCCCTTAACTAATATTAAATAAAACATATTTACAAAGTAAAACAGTAATATAATGAGAGCATCAGAAATGGACATTTTAGTAGGTAGTTTAGTTGGTAAGACTAAAGAAGAAGCAGCAAATTTATGTAGAGCAAACGGTTATTTTCCAAGAGTTGTTAAAGAAGATAAAATCGGTTTACTCACAACAATGGATTTTAGGCTTGACAGAATTGATTTAGATATTGAACAAGGATTAGTAATTAGGGCTTCTATAGGATAATTATGAAAGAATTAATTACGTCAAAGATCTGCATGACTAAAGATATTGGTATATGTGGAAATATGTTTGGGGGAAATTTATTAGCTTTATTCACCATTTCAAGTATTATTTGCCTATTTATTTTAAAAGCAAATAATGTATGTATATATAACAACAAACTTAGTCAATGGAAAGAAATACATCGGGGTTAGTGTTCGAAAGGATAATAAGTATAGAGAAACTTACCTGGGTTCTGGAGTAAGATTAAAAAAGGCCATTGAAAAATACGGTATAGAAAATTTTAAAAAAGAAATTATTAAAGAGTTTAGTACTGCAAAAGAAGCTCGAGATTATGAAAGACAATACATTGAAGAGTGTAATGCAATTAAAGATCCAAATTATTACAATTTAGTCGCAGGAGGTTATGGTGGAGCTGTTGTTGGCCATGTAGTTTCTGAGGAAACTAGAAAAAAAATTGGACTAGCTCATAAAGGGAAACACTGGCTGACAAAGGAACAACTTATCGAAAAAGGCTTGAGAGCTCGTGGAAAGAAGCAAACTAAAGAAGCTGTTGAGAATAGGAGAGTTTCTTTGAAAGAACGATGGGCTTTGTATACCCCTGAGGAAAAAGAAGAACGTTGTAAAAAACTAAGAAAAAAACAAAATTCTGTTAGAGCAGAAAGTCAAAAGTTGCAGATTTCACAAACATTATCTCATCTGAGTAAAGAGCAGGTTTTAGATTTAGTTGAAAGGAGAGAAGTTTTCGGTGAGACTTATAGTAGTTTAAGTAAAAGATTTAATCTCTCTGCTAGTTGCCTTGTAGAAATTATTCAAAGAAAAACTTACAAATGGGTTTGGGAATGAAGCCGGTGCCATGTTTTCAACTAAACTAATACAAAGTAAGAGCATTGTTACTTTAAAGATTGAGGAGGTATTATTTATCCACCCAATAAAAACTGGAGATTTAATTGAAATTTATGGTGAATTAATTAAGTTTGGAAACACCTCGGTTACAATTAAGTTAACGGTAAAGTCTATAAACCCAGATTTAACATCAAGCAATCCTTTGTATTCTCAAGAGATATGCACAACTACTATGGTATTTGTTAAGGTAGGTAAGGATGGTAAATCAGACCATATAAGTAATTCAGCAAGAGAGGAAATGCAGGTTAGGTTAGATAAAGTTAAATGTCTACCGGGGTAGACTTTGATAATTTAAGATAAGAGAAAAATACTTATCTTTAGGATGTTAAAGGCCTGGAATATTTCTCTCTTCCCGCCAACTATTTTAACTAAATGTTACGTGTTTGTTTTATTGATACAATTTAAACTGTAACATTACAAAAGAAGCCCCTCATTGCCGGCCGTGTTTGGCTGACGAAGGGGCTCTTTTATTGTTTGTAACTCATTGATTCTCAATATAATTAATATCATATAATTTACGTGTAAAGTTTGTTAAATTGTTTACTATTCGTATCTTTAGATATCAATAAAAACAAAATAATTATGACGATTACTTTACAACACCCATTTCTTACAAGATGTTATAATTTAACTGAATTATTAACAAATTGTCATTTGCTATCAACTTTTTGTGGTAGATTAGAGAAACAATCCAAATTATTTCCTGACAGAATTCGGCCAGATAAGTATAAAGGCGATGGATTTGAGCTACTTATTGAAGCTCTCTTAAAATTATCTCCGGTTGATAATAGACTTGGGATTTTTAACTATCAACCTGCAGATGAAAGATCTGATAAGGGTATTGATGGGAGAGGGTTGGGAATAGATGGTAAACTTGCAACGATTCAAATTAAATATCGTAGTAATCATGATCAATTATTAACAACCAATAATGATCATTTATCAAATTTTGTAATGTCATCATTATTTGAAGGTGTTGAGAAGGATTCATGTAAAAACATGTTAATTATAACTACAGCGAAAGGTTTACATCATTTTACTGACAAGGAGATGTTTGAAAGTAAAGTAAGATGTATTGGTCAAGATGATTTAAGACATTTGATTGATAATAATCTTAATTTTTGGAACGCCTTTAGACAATTGTGTAATATTCAATAAATAAAAAAGAAACTATTATGAGAACATTAAGAGTTCACCAAAGAGAAGCAGTTGATATTATGAAAGTAAATCAACGAGGAGTAATTAATTTACCCACAGGTTCCGGTAAATCTTTGATTCAATCTCAATATATCGTTGAAGATATTCAGGAGCACAGACTTTCTACAGTTTATGTTATTTGTGCTCCAACTATTCTTTTATCTAATCAATTGTTAAGTGATATTAAACAAGAATTAACTGAAAGACATATTGATTGTCAATATCTTTGTGTACATAGTGGAAATTCAAAGGAGTTAGAAGACTTACACAACCCAAACCTTCCGTTTAGAGAAATTAATGCTACAACCTCTTCTTCAAAAATATGTGATGATTATGAGAGAGCACAAAGAGAACTTGTACCTTTAATTATTGCTGCCACTTATGATTCTTTAGAAAGAATAAACCTAGCTCACTTACCAGTTAGGGCTATTTTATGTGATGAAGCACATAACCTTGTAAAATCAGGGTTTCAAAACTACACCACACAACTTTTGGGTGATAATATGTTTTTCTTTACGGCAACTTTAAAAGAGACTTCATCAGACGATGGACATGGAATGAACAATGTTCAAAGGTTTGGTGAAATTCTTTATCAAAAATCTCCCGCTGAAATGATATTAGCTGGTGAAATTGTAAGACCTAGATTACACATTGTTCAAACAAGTGTTCCAATTGTTAATCATTCTGCTATTGACCCTAAAGCAATTATTGAAAGTTTTAAAGAACATGCAGCGTGTTTAAATACAGGGGCTAAAATGTTGGTTGTTTGTAAAGGACAAGAACATTTAAATAATATTTTACAACATCCGGAATTGGTTAGGTTTAGAAGAATTAGACCTAATTTAACGATTTTTGATATTACAAGTGATTCTGGGGCAAGAATTAACGATATTAAGGTTTCACGAAAAGATTTTTTACAAAGATTAAAAGAGTTAAAAGACGGGGATGAAGCTATTGTTTTTCATGTAGAAATCTTAGGAGAAGGAATTGATGTACCAGGTATTACTGGGGTGATGTTTTTGGATAACATTAAAATTTCAAAATTCCTACAAAATCTTGGAAGAGCAACAAGATTACATCATGTGGATAGAAGAAATTTATATAATGGTGATATTACCCCACAAAATTTAGAAGATTTTACGAAACCTTATGCTTATATAATTTGTCCACAATATGGCTTAATTGGAGAAGATTTAACCGTGTCAATTAACAATACAGTTAGAAACTTAAGAGATTACGGTTTTAATCCAACTGAAGATATTGTTATTAAAAATCCAAAGGGGAGTAAATTACCAGTTCCTTTACCAGAGTTAAATGATCTTAATACAAGAAATTTAATTACTGAAATTGTCGCTGATATTACTCATGATATTGAAGAGGAAGAAAGTGCAAAGCAAATTACTAATTTAATTTTTAAAACTGACAACTTAGATGCCCTAGTTTCTAACTTAGAAGTATTAAGTTCCAGTTTTAATCAACAATTGGAGTATCTTTCAAGTAAAGAAATGTTTAAATTTTTAGGAAAAGATATTATTAGAACTCCTTTTAAATTAATTAGTGAAATTGTTAATAAATTACCAGATGAACTCTTTAAAGATTCTAACTCTAAGTTTTTAGATCCAGTTATGGGGTCGGGAATGTTTTTATTAATCATTAAAAACAAATTATTAGAGTTTGGACATGATGAGAAACACATTGTTGAAAATATGCTTTACGGAAGTGATATTTATAATGAGAATGTGGAGTTTGTTGAGAAAATATTAGGGTTAAATAAATTTAAATGTAATTTAATGCAAAAAGATTCATTAAAAGAAGAGTTATTTCCAGGGGTTAAGTTTGATTGTGTTGTAGGGAATCCCCCGTATAAAAGAGGAATGCATCTCGAAATTATGCATAAAGGATTAGAAATTTTATCAGATACGGGTAAAATGGTAATGATTCAGCCAGCTACTTGGCTTCAAAATCAAATTGCGGGAGCTAAAATACAAAAATATAGAACTTTGTTTGGTCCTTTTTTAAAATCTATAAAGCTTATTAATGGTGATGAAGCATTTCCCTCAACGGAATTAGGAATGTTAATTTCAATAACAACCTTAGATAAAACCCATAAGGGAAATATTGAGGTAAATGACTCTACAACAAATTCATTATATGAAGTTAGTTCCATTAATGATATTCATAAATTTGGAGAAGAAGGTAATTCTATATCCTTAAAGATTTTAAGTCAAATGAAAAAATCTTTAAAAGATTATTTAAATGTTAAAGATTCTAACTCACAATGTTATCTAACATTACCAACGATTTGGGGAAGTATGGGAGACGGAACATATGATGATAACTTTTTTTCTTTTTTTGGTGTTGGTGGAGAAAATGGAGATAAAAATAATATAAGAACCTCCTTACCTGAAACATCAACACGTTTCTTTTCATTTGAAACATTAGAGGAAGCGGAAAATTTCAAAAGTTATTTGAAAACTTATTTTGCAAGGTTTTGTTTGAGTATAGCTAAATTTGATAGAAGTATTAACCCTATTACTTTAACAACGACACCTTATTTAGATTTTAAAACTAACTGGACAGATGAATTATTATTTGAAAAGTTTAATATTACAAAACAAGAACAGGAGTTTATTTTTAAACACATTCCAAAATATTACTAACTTTTATCAAAGAAGAAATTAACTTAATTAAAACACAATAAACTAAACAAAATGAAAACAAAATCACTACTATTACTTATTTTTCTTGTCTTATCTATTACAGTAAACGCGCAAGTAAACATTGATTCTTTAAACACTAAAGGATATTGCCAGATAGTTGGAACTGCTAAAGCTTTTAATCCACATAAATGTACTATTGAAATTGATTATGGACAAGAACAGAAATGGTTTAAACAAAATGCTAGACAACTTAGAGACACAGAAGGAAATAAGATAGTTTTCAATTCTATGATAGATGCATTAAATTATATGATGCAACTTGGATGGAAATTTGAACAGGCATATGTAATTACTATACCCGGATTTGGAGGTAATCAAAATGTATACCATTACTTACTTTCAAAGCAATAAATGTTAATTAAATGATTGAAAAGAGATTACTCCAAAAGGCAGAGGAGTTAAAACAAAAGATAGTAAATGAGAATTTTCAAACGAGTATAACTCCTATTTATTTAAAGAATAATAAAAGTACAAAACTTACAATTCGTGATAGTGAAAAGAATGAGTTAAAACTTTTAATTGCTAAAATTGAAGATTTAATTCGAGGTAAGGTGGGCTCTAGTGAGTTTAAGATTTACAAAGATATGATTCAGTGTAAAAGTGCTCAAGATTTAGAGAATTGGATTATTCGTCTTAAATCTATTAAGTTTTAGACAAAACAATGAACATAACTGACCCGTTTGAACGTATAAGATTATTACTTGCTAATAAACAAAAACAAAGAGAACAAGAGGTTAATAAATTTTCTTCTGAAATTGTTATTAAAGATACACCTATTGAAAAACATCTACCTTTATCTACTAATATTGTTAGATCAAAAGAGCGTATTAAGCAGACGGGGGAAGTATTTACTCCAATTAAGTTAGTTGATGAAATTTTAAATAAACTGCCCCAAGACTTATTTAACGACCCTACAAAAACATTTATTGATCCAGCGTGTGGAGATGGGAACTTTTTAGTTAGAGTTATTGCCTTTAAAATCCAATATGGATCTACTATACAACAAGCCTTAGAAACAACTTATGGTGTTGATATAATGGAAGATAATGTACAGGCTTGTAGAGAAAGATTATTAACCTTAGCTGATAACTATGACACAGAATGCTTCGGATATACAGAAATAGAGAAAAAATACGGGCACATTGTTAATAAAAATATTGTTTGTGCTAATGCATTAACTTATAACTTTAGGTTTTAATTAAAACAACATGACAAAAAGAAAATATGAATGTAAATTTTTAACACAAGGTAGCGAAGAGCCAGCTAGTGATTTTGCCAAAAGAATTAATAGGGAGGTTAATAGTATTATTAACGTATACCCTATGATACTAGGTGCTCCTATGTGTTTTCCTACATCTGCTGCAGATGGGAGAAAGGAAGTAATGATACAATGGTATGTTAAAGATGGAAGATAATATAACCAAAAATGTTCAATTGGAAAACGGAAGCCCCGCTTTTGCCAAACCCGTGTTATACGCTGGCACGGTTGATTAAACGACAAACTTAAATTGAAACACGAAACAAATTTTTTATTAAAATGAGCGAGGGCAAAAAAGAAATATTATTAGGGGATTGTTTGGAACTTATGAAAGATATTCCAAACGGAAGTATTGATATGATACTATGCGATTTACCTTACGGAACAACAGCTTGTAAATGGGATACAATTATACCATTTGACAAACTTTGGGAGCAATATAAGCGAATAATAAAAGATAATGGGGCGATAGTGTTGTTTGGTTCGCAACCGTTTACAAGTGCTTTGGTGATGAGTAATCCTGATATGTTCAAAGTTCATATTGTTTGGAATAAAAAGAAAGCTGGAAACTTTGTTCAAGGGAATATACAACCAATGAAAGTTCACGAAGATATTGTTATTTTCTACAAGAAACAACCGACATACAATCCACAGAAAACTCAATTAGATAAACCACAGAAAGTAAGGAATGGAGCAAAAAATAGACAAGATAGGAAAGAAGCTGGTGGGTTTGGCGGAACGGTTATTTACTCGGATAAGTTTGAAGCAGATAAAAAACTCCCGACAACGATAGTAGAAGTATCAAAAGATAACTATGGTAAAAATGTATTCCACCCAACTCAAAAACCAGTAGCACTTATGGAATATCTTATTAAAACTTATACTAACGAAGGAGATTTAGTTTTAGATAACACCGCAGGAAGTGGAACAACTGCAATAGCCTGCTTGAATACGAAACGCCAATTTATTGTAATGGAAAAGGAACAAAAGTATTACGATATTATTTTAAAGAGGGTGGGAGATTTTAATAAAAAATTTGAACCGCAAACTCTATTTGGAAACGAAATGTAGTGCTTGCGTATAACTATCGGCTACCCGAAACTAATCTCGCATATACAACACAAACAAGTATGATAAACGAAACTAAACAATCTGCTGCTATATTAGTGGCGGTTACAACTTTGAAACAGGAAAGACATGAAGCTACTAATAAGATTTCAA